GTCTTCGTAAGTCTTCGTAAGTCTTCGTAAGTCTTCGTAAGTCTTCGTAAGTCTTCGTAAGTCTTCGTAAGTCTTCGTAAGTCTTCGTAAGTCTTCGTAAGTCTTCGTAAGTCTTCGTAACCCTACGGGGTTATGAAATATGACGCTCACTGCTCCCAGGTGAACTGAGGATGCCCAAAGTGCCCGTTCTTTGACGTCTCCCTGTAGATAGGCTTGTCAAGTTTCAACTGTTCAATGATCTTTGCGGGTCGTAGGTCAAAGTTCTGCTTCACTATCCCTGCCAGTCCCTCGTCGTTTATCTTGCCAGTCCCGTACGACATGACCGAGATGGACACCGGCTTAGCTACCCCTATGGCGTATGAAATCTGAACAAGGCATCGATCACATAACTTTGACTTGACAAGGGACTTGGCCACCCACCTGGCTGCATACGCCCCGCTCCTGTCCACTTTTGATGGGTCCTTACCGCTGAATGAACCCCCGCCGTGAGCACCCCCCCCTCCGTACGTATCTACGATGATCTTGCGCCCCGTCAACCCCGAGTCGCAGAACGGCCCTCCCATGACAAACGACCCGGCCGGGTTGATGTGGTAGATCGTGTCGTCGTCTAGCATATCCTCGGGGATCACCTTCTTCACAACCTCATCCCTCACGATCTGTCGTACGTAATCTAGGGTCACGTCAGGCGAATGCTGCACAGATACAACGACTGTATGGACCTTCACAGGCTTGCGGTGCGCTCCACTTGGGCTTGCCTCCTTCATAGTTCCTTCTTCTGGTGCAGTCTCATCGTCGTACTCTACGGTAACTTGGGTCTTTGAGTCGGGGCGAATCCAGCAATGCACCCCATGTCTGCGCATCTTATGAAGGAGGAGGTTGATGTTCCTCGCGTATATGAGGCTGACAGGCATCAGTTCCTCAGACTCGTTGGTCGCGTACCCGAACATGAGCCCCTGGTCGCCGGCACATAGCTCCTCCCTGTCCACGTGGACGCCGGACGCGATCTCGGAAGCTTGACTCACTAAGTTGACCATGATGGAACAGGTCTTGTAGTCGAACCCCATCTTTGCGTCGTCGTAGCCTATGTCCTTGATAACGTCGCGTGCAATCTTCTGGTAGTCGATCCCAGAGGCCTTACTCGAAATTTCACCAAAGATCAGGACCATACCGGTACAGCACACAACCTCACAGGCCACCTTGGCGGTGGGGTCCTGAGAGAGGTGGGCATCGAGGATAGCGTCAGCAATCTGGTCACACATCTTGTCCGGGTGACCCTCCGATACGGATTCAGATGTAAATAACATGTTTTACAGTCATATAAGTAGTCTTTAACTCATTCATGGGCACCCTTGACGCTATGTACTGATCCAGAAACTATCATAACCATAGAAAATGCAAACATTGACACTGATCATCCTGTTCATCGTATTCATGTCTGCTTGGTACTTACTCAAGACTAGTTATGAGTCGTACCTCGAGAACGAACCCACAATCATGAGGTTGAGGAATAAACTAACACCTGTGTTCCCCGAGCTCAAATTTGTGAAGATGATGAAGGGGGATGCCTCGTACACTATCAACAAGCAGAAGATCTACCTCTGCACGGAGACCAACGGCGAGGTCTACGACGACAATATGCTTACATACGTGACGCTGCACGAGCTGGCCCACACGCTTTGTCCTGAGATCGGGCACGGCAAGCAATTTCAGGACATCTTCCAAACACTGCTAGGAAGAGCCGAGCGCCATAAATTATTTGATCCACACAAGCCAAGGGTCGAGAATTACTGCAAAGCGGGCGCTAGCGGCGAACGCCGCCCTGCGACCGGAGGTCGCTAGCGGCAATAAGGAGAATGACTGATATGTATTAGTGTTCCTATAAAAATATCTAAGTAATAAAAACAAGTTATAATGGCAGGAAATATAAGTCTTGAAGCATCAATTCGTACATGCAAGATCGATCCCGCGTATGCATCCAAGGTCCAGAGCGATCGATTCCTCAACCCGGGGAACATGGTATGCCCGATCTGGAATGGGTACGATAGTGCGGGTCGTCCTGCATGCGCCGACTCATTTAACACTAAGAACCCCGGCTGCAACACCGCAGAGGACCGTGTGTTCGTGGAGAATTATCAACGACCCCAATACGTCGAGTACGTCAACCTGAGCAGCGGCGGTATCGACGGCGAGTTCTATGGCCCTACTACCCCTTACTCCATGACCCAGTGGTCCAAGATGAAGGGCTCCTCAGACCTGCACACCATCAACAACATCGCAGGCAACTACGGCCTCCAGTTCGGTTCAAACATCTACCCCAACTCCGGCGTTCATGCCTATGCAAGAGGTATGCAGCAGAACGCAGAAGCTATGAGGAAGTTCTCCTCATATAATCAGGCATACAAATCTAACTATATGAAAAACGTCGCAGGAGTCGGCTGCGGCTGAGATAGTTCACATTCACGTCTTCACATCTATAACCCCGAGGGGTTACAGATCCATTGTAGACCTTACCGATAGAGGTAGATCTTGCTGAGTCGCTGCAATGAGGGGTCGTAGCGTTTGTACTCGGCCGTGCACTCAGGATAACACGGATACCTTGTCTTGATACCGGGCCTGAAGCAATGTTGCGGGTAAGAATGCCCGGTGGTTCCTTTCCAGTACGTGCGCTCAAGCCTTGGCCTAAACCCGGCCTCACGCTCTACTATGATAGGTAGGTCAGACATGTACTCACCCCGCCACCAGTCCGGGTAAGGGAAGTAGGCCCTCCCCTCTTGAGTGATGACATCCGTCTGGGAGTAGCGGTAGGGGTTGTCGCTGTTGTTCTTCAGGATCTTCTCCTTAGCTATCAGGACTTGATTATTTAGTGTCATTTTAATAGAGAATAATTTAGTTGAATGAAAATAAGCTCCAAGATTAACTTAATTTACTTAATTAACTTAATCTTGAACCAAACAAAATGGTAGAACAAACGTTGATGCTATCGAGCCCCAAGGCACAACCATTTGGAGTCTTGAGTAGCAAGGCTGTGATCGACTTTACCGTCGGCTCACACTCCGTCCCGAACCCCAAATATAGCTTCAGGCATGGAGCCTGGAAGACCGTGACTCAGTACGTGTACGTCAACATGTTCAAGAAGGACAAACACCGACAACGTATGAGCGAGATGCTTGCCCCCAATCCCTTCAATAACATGCTTCACCTCCGTGAACAGGAGGATGTGGAGATATACAACGAGGCAGTGATGAAGAGTCTGCGAGAGCGGTTCCGTCAACGTGAGGAACTGAGGACCAGACTTTATCAGACCAGAGGCAAACAATTGATCCACAGTAATAAAGAGATCTTGGGTATGCTCAACCACCTACGTCTCCAGAACAACCAAGTGGTGTACGACCCAAAGACCAGCAGAGAGATACCCAGATCTGAAGTTCTTCAAGTTATTAGCGGTGTGGAGGAGGAGATAACAAAGAACCCATCATTCCCCGACCATATGGACTTTGCAGACATGAGGAAGTACGCAAAACGATATGGTTACAAAGATCTACCACTCAATGACGAGATCTTCCTTAATATCAACTACATCGTCCCTATCATCAAGTATAGGCTGCGTGAGCGTCTCTGGAACCAAGAACTTGAACAATTCAAGGACCATCTTCTCGATGTCTTTTTGGACGACATCCTTGAGGATGAATACCCTAACCTAGATCCTTCTGAATACACAGAGGCGAAGCGCCAGCAGATCGCCAAAGAGAAGAGGCTTCAGGTGTACAAGGACCAGCTCTACGACCTTTACACCAAAGGAATGAAGGAGAACGACCACATTCTGGAAAGGCTTCGCTTCACACCCGACAATACGCTTCGCGAAATGGGCCGCAGCGCCCGCGAGATCAATGATAGACTCATGACCCCTGAGGCGCAGGCGGAGAAGATCTACATCAAACCCGATGACCCGTTCCTTCCTCATTACATCGAAGATGTGATGATGGACGGGAAGCGGTACGTGTCGGCAGTGCACTACGCTTACGCACGTATGATTGCGAATCTGCTCGACGTGGGGGAGCTGCCAGGGCTTGAGACGTTAGATATCAACACTGTGGAGCTGAGGGACCTGGTCGATACATACAATGACATCAAACGAGATTGGATTGATCACAACATGAAGGCCAATAACGAGGTGGCCGTAGGGATGAAATTTGAGCAGCATTCGCCTCTAGTTCACTTGTTGCTTGCTACGAGAGGATCTAAGGTGATCTGGAATGATCGATCTGATCCTGTATTGGGGGTAGGTTACGATGACAGGGGCGCCAACAACACTGGTAAGCTACTTGAGTACGTGAGGGACTCTTGGAGGAATGCGTCTCTGCAGAACAGGCTCATATCATCATACGGGTCTATCGCGAACAACGTGTGGACAAACTCATGGATGATGAGCATGGCACAGGACTTCAAGAACACGATGCTCCTCCTTCAGGACCCCACAACGGCGGACCTGGAAGTCATATACAGCGTGCATGGCATACCTGGGAGCCCTGGGACAGACGATGTCCAAACCCTCCACAGATCAGGCCTTAACAACGACCAGATTTCAATTGTGTTCCCCGTGATCCTGGCTATGTACCTGCCCATGCGGGACAAGACTGAGGGGGAGCTCATGAACGATGAGGCCGTGGTATACTTTACCGAGAACGACTACAGAGGGAGGAAGAAGGAACTGAATGATGATCTTGGGCGAGCCAGAGATCGTCTGGGCAGGATGGCGGAGTTGGTCCAGTTGGCTGACGGTGTAGATAAAGGAAAATTCGTGATGAGCATCCTCGGAAATAAGCAGACTAGCAACAAGAACGATGCACGTTGGTACCGTGTGTACAAGTGGTCGCATTAAAGACTTCTCGCCGCTCGGTCGCTCACGATTTGAAAATTTGATGAAATATTTGATGTTGGAAGTTGAAAATCAAGCATGAGGAAATAACTTAACTAAGTAAGACTATATCAAAATGACAATGAACATGAACGCAAATGCTCTCATCTCATGTATCGGCTCCTCTCTTCGCGGATTCTTTGAGTTCTGCGAGGCTCAGAATGGAGTGAAGGCAGATGAACTGGATACCCTCTTTGCTCAGTTCTTTGATGATGCCGAGAAGGCTGCAGCTAGCGGGGCGACGGAAGGTAGTGACGTCGCGCAGGCAGTCAAGAAGCCAGCCAAGAAGGCTAAGAAGTCACCGTGTTCAGTATCCGACAGCGACTCGGAGTCTTACCACGTACCCACAGACATCGACAGCGACTCGGAGGTGGCCAAGAAGGTCCCTAAGAAGACCCCCAAAGCTGTCGGTAAGCCTAAGAAGAAGGAGACATCCGATCACAGCGACTCGGAGGACGATGACGACACACTAATCAAGAAGCCTGCAACTAAGAAGCCTGCAACTAAGAAGCCTGCAACTAAGAAGGCTGCAGCTAAGAAGGATGTTGAGAAAGAGGTGAAGAAGGATGCCCGTAAGCCATCTGGGAAGGGGAAGGACCTCAAGCCTAGGGACGAGCAGACGTCTATTGGTTCGGCTGATCTGAGTAAGAAGAAGTTGCCTGAACTGAAGGCTCTTGCCAAGGAGCGAGGTCTTGCTGTGTCTGGGACAAAGGCCCAGGTAATTGAGAACATCCTCAATTATGAGAAGGATCAAGAAGGTACTTCCGCAGAACAGCCTGAATGCGAGGATGATCTGAATATTGAGGTCAAGAAGCCTAAGACCAAGCAGAAGCTGTGTGAGCCGGCTACTACAAAGAAGTACGAGATTATACAACGTCACGGTCTGAAGATGGTGGAATACAATCCGTTGGACGGCTGCTTTGTGCTTGATGCCAATAACGTGGTTGTGGGTTGGGTCCATAGAGACGATGATGAAATCGAAGATGAAGATGACGGTGTTGATGTCAGGGCGCTTGACAAATACAGCTGTGAGATGGCAAAAGAACTTGGGCTTAAGTATGAGGTCCCGGACAACCTTGATCAGTAAGTACTATATAAGTATTCTTTTTTCTCCTACTATCGATTTCATTCCCTTCGGGGAATAAAATCATACCAGCATTCAAATTTATTTTCTAGATGACTAAAAATGTCTGGTTTACTCACTAATAATAATATTGGAAGCTATGGAAGTGGAGGTCCCAACGTCGGGGGTGGTTGCAACTACGCTCAGTTGGGAGCCTACAACCAAGGATTCAGAGGTATCCGTCCGCCTGTTCCTCTCACTGCAGTGTCTGGATATTACGTCGTGCCGGCGTACTCGGCACCCGGCTATGATACCCTCACTCATGGATCCTCCGATGGATCTTGCGGAAGTTCTTCAGGAAACTACTTCAGTATTGGTCGCGCGTATGGGCAAAACGCGGGAAATTGCAGCACAAAATACATGGGCTCAGTCTGCCAATAGATGACGATGAATGAAGTTAATGAAGTTGAATATAGATCCCCAACAATCAACCTTCAAAATAAATCATGGTTATTCATACCCAACACCCTCAAACCATCTTAGACAGCATCGTACAGTTTGTAGATATAGTTCTATGCTTTGACAACCATCTCAACTCAGAATGTATTGAGGATGCGCGTCGTCTCAAATCTGTTGTGATATCGCTTCTCAAGAAATGCAATCTCCATCCCTTCCTGACCACAGTTGGTCACTCTGTCTCATGCATCTCACCCGACTGTACCCCGTCTTGTCGTATGTTCAAACGCGTTCGTTCTCACATCCAGGTCACAGAGCCTCGTGAGCACGTATGCGCCATCATGCACATCTACGGTCAGCTCCTCAGGATGCACGTGGACACGTGTGTGAAGGACTTCTGTGGTATGCATAGCTGCAAGGACATGAAGAAGATACGCGAAGAGCAAGGACGCATGGTCTTACCAGAAACGTTTGCTCAAAAGGAATATGCACTCAGGTGTTCGATAGCTGCCATGCCGCAGGAGGAGCGAGGCACCCCGAGCTGATTAAGTAGGTTTCAATAGATCTATATCCCCTAGGGGATATAGAAAACAATCATACGAGCTCGGTCATAAAAGTTGAATTTTCTAACCGTTAGCATATCTCACATATAAAACACTATGTCAGAACGTCTAACAAAGTACAATCATGTGATTGTTACTGAAGGTAAGAAGATTGAGTTTAAATGTTCCACATGTGGTACATTGGACGTGATTGCGCCAAGTCTTCTCACACGCGATATCAAATCTAATCAATATCTCTGTTGTGACCCAATGCCAGTGGATCCTGAGATCATCAATGGGTTGAAGGTTATTGTAGATAAAAGCTAAATTGGGTCTTGAGTGCCCAAAAGGTCATAGGTTGTGTATGGCCTGAATGCGTGTCTGAGAAGATGGTCGCTAAATGCCCGATGAAAAACGAGGCTGTGAAGAACAAATTCAAAGAAACACGGCGTAAGCAACGAGAGGACCGTGAACAAGAGTTAATTGAATCAGGAAAGACTCCTGAACAAGTACATCTTGAGAGATTTGGTCATGTATATGTTGGCATTGAGGAGATGGATATAGTACGGGCCAAAAACGCACATGTAGTCATCTTCAATTGTGGGTCATGTGATAATAAAAATGTGATACCACAGAGTCGTCTTCAAAGATATGTGATGGACTCATCGTGCTTACATTGCCTACAACCCACAAATGAGATGGTTGGAAAGTACACACTCATCACGCGTCGAGAAGGGACCAAGTATGTGGCACTTCTATGTGATGCCGGCCATCGATTCTGGATAAGAGAGAAGGAGGTGATTGAGGATGGTAGAGGCTGTCCAGATCCAGGTTGTAGTGACAAACTGAGGCGTGAAACTTGCATGGAAAAATATGGTAATGAGGTGGCATGCCAAGCGTCTGAAGTGAAAGAGAAGATCAAAGGAACCCTCCAAACAAACTATGAGGTTAATAACCCTTTTGAGTCATCTGAAATACGTGAGAAGGCTAAAACGTCCATGGTTGCACGTTATGGTACACAACATCCAATGCACGTTGAAGAGATTGTGGATAAGATGAAACAGACGAATTTGGAAAGATATGGAGAGGAATACGTGGGTGCAGTTAGACGCGATAGGTATAAAAAATAGAATAATAGGACTTCAACATCTATAACCCCGAGGGGTTACAGAGACTGAATGTATTCAAGGGAAAGACGTGGTTTGGACATCTCCCATTGCGGCAGATGCAGCTCCATAGACTTGATGACTCATGTTGGTCTGGGCCATATCGACACCGCCGATCGTGGTGTCTGTGCCGCCAGACGAGTTGTAGATAAGGTTGGCAAGGGAATTGTTGGTCTCATTATTCACACCACCCATAACGTTCATAGCGCCTTGTTGGAGTACTTCTAGAGCGTTATAACTTTGTGAAGGGATCATCCAGTTTCCGCTTATTGGTACAATTGGTAAATCTCCTCTAATAGGATCTCCCTGACCTCGTAGTCTGGAATTTCTATTGGCGTACATATACCTGTCATACACGATAGGTTGTTTCATTTCTCCGTCTTGTGTCACAAAAGCTGCTTGATCAGGTTCAGCTACAGTACTTGTGGGCCATCCATCAGCTGACCCTGTCGCTACAGCCATATTAAGGACTTGGTTATAGTCCCCGTTTGTATACGCCGCTGAATAAGGGTTGTGAGGGTCGAGAGGAACTTTAGGCACACCGAGATATTTACTCTCCTGCCATCCATATTGAGGGTTTGCCCCCTGGTACCCCTCACCGCTCATTTCGTTAAAGCCGCTACCTGGAATACCCTCAGCAATCGCGTAATTGAGCGGGTCTGGAGGGTTGGGCTTTTCTGAAAGGGGATCTTGAGGGACACCCATTTGGTTGTAGTTGGGGAACTTGCTCCTCAGGTCTGCACCGTAATTAACGTTTGAGAAGCGGGGGCTGAGGATACCTTGGAAATTGGGAACCTGAAAGAAGTCCTGAGTGTTTGGATTCTGGAACATCTTCTCAGCCTTAACTTGTCGGCTGGGGGTCATCCAAAATCCTTCTTTTGTGTCACATGTATAAGCCATGTAGATCGCTGTTCCGAGAAGTGCGATCAGTACAGTTGTCAACACTACTTGATTCATTTTTATAGAGGTGATAGAATATTTTGGTGGTAGGGGCCCGAAGGGTCGGCGATGCAGGACAATTAAATGAATTTAGCCATATAGAGACATACTCAAAACAAACCATGAATCAACAATCCAAAATAACGGCAAACTCAAAAAATCGTGCAAGCGATCTTACGGGTGAGCGAACGGGCGTGCAGGGGGTGGAGCCCCGCAAGGCAAGCCCGCCCCGCACGCCCCGCCGCACCCGCAAGGTAACCACTCTCGACATGCCAACCAAAGACAAGGTACTGGACACGGAGACAAAGAAGATGGTCCAGTACGTCTCATCTATAGTCAACCTCTCAACTGGCAAACGCTACCGATGTTGGTGGTGCACGCTCACCATAGATAACGAGCCAATCGGGTGTCCCATCGGAGTGAAGTTCTCGTATCCAGACAACGACCCGCAAGCGACCGAAGGTCGCCGGCGGGCTTCGCCCGTCCGCCCCGCAGCCCGCTCAGAAATCACTACATACTCGACAGACGGGGTCTTCTGTTCCTTCAACTGCGCCAAAGCCTACATCAACGAGAAGGAGCGTGCGAACGTGATGTACAAGAACAGCAATGTCCTCCTTGCTCATATGGTCTGCGACATGAACGGACGCATCGCGCCCGTGTCCATTGAGCCATCGCCCGATAAGCGACTTCTGATCGAGTACGGAGGACACATGACGGAACACCAGTACAGACAATGCTTCGACCGCATGCTTTACACCGAGAAAGGTATCATCAAGATGTTCCCAACAACTGTCATATTTCAAGAAGAAGAGAAGCTCAACAGAGGAGGCAGCCGAACACCAACGAGCACTCCTCAAAGACGATAAATTACCGGACAATTCTGTGTCGCCGGCTCATGTTGTTTACAAATCATCTTCGTGAAATAAAATGTTTCAGATCATCCTGATTATACTAATCATCACTTTACTACTTGCATTGGTCTGGTGGAACGTAACAACCAGAGACATCGCATACTTTGACGGCCTCTCGATGGTTGAGCTCGACCCGCGCTTCACAAGACTCACCAAAGGTCAGAAGGACGATCTCTCCGTCGATCTCAAGTTCCCAAAGGACGGTGCCAGAGACGGTATCCTCCTCTTCATGGCGGGGAACGGCACCAACGATTTCCAGATCGTCTACGTCCAGGACGGTAAGCTCATCGTCAACACCAAAAACAGCAAGCCCGCGTCATTTGTTCTGGACCCAGACATTGAGGCCAACGTCAAGAACCAAGATTGGATTAGGTTGGTATTTACCATACCTGATGAGTTCAAAGACGATATGATCTACTTTGGAGGCGCCCCCATTAATCAGATCCCCAAGAACACGCTCAAGTTTGCCGGACAGTCCAAAATCATCCCGTTCCCGGATAAAAACCTCAAGGCGTGTACCAACAGATGTTACCTCAACGATATCAACCTCAGCGAACAGTTCCAGAGAATAGGCCTCAAATCAGATTGATCACCAAAGCCAAAGCCAAAGCCAAAGCCAAAGCCAGGACCAAGACCAGGACCAGGACCAGGACCAGGACCAGGACCAAAGCCACCACAAAAACCTTAGACGCTTTATTCTATAACCCCGAGGGGTTACAGAAATTCAGAATTTTTATTGTTTCATATATGCGTTGTCGTAGAGCTTGCAGACCTTTCTGGCCGCGAGGTTACCTGGGATGCCGATTGAGTATGGGGGGATGTCGTCACTTGAGGGGTCTGCGCCGCGTGTGGACTGGCCTTGGCGTTGCGTATTGATCATGATGAATCTCTGCATCTTGGCGATGTTATTCTTGGGGTTGTCCTCGTCCTGGGAGAACTGGCCTATTTGCCGTCCGTTCGCAAACAGGAGCAGAAGGGGGACGTACTTGATGGGCGTCCTGGTCCTGAACGACATATCTCTCAGTCTCCAGTTGTTCTGAGCAACGTCCATGTAGGCGAAATTGATGCCTCTGATCATTTTGGAAAGGTAATTGAATGCCGGCTTGACGTCGTCACACCAGGTGCAGTCATTCGTGAAGAAGAACACGAACGAGTAGCCCTGGTCGTTGTGTCTGACGAGTTCACCGTTCTGGATTGCGAAATCATTGGGTGTCAGGAACATTTTATATATCTCCATAGTTTCTTTAGGGGCCTGTGGCTTACCGAGCCGAAGCCTCAGGTTGATGCAAGTTGGAGTAAGACCAGGACAATAAGGAAGATGAGCGTCTTCACGAACATAATCACCATCTCAGAGTCAGGTACCACGCTTTTGAGGAGGTTGTCAACAATTGGCAGACTGAGCACCACGAACAGGATGGCGGGGATGATGATCTTTTTGAGTTGTAGGGACTTTGCTACGGCCTTCCCATCCCCGAACACGTCTCTCATGATGTTGACGTCAATCTCCGAGGGCTGCTCCTGTTGGGACGGTGACAGGTTTGCGATTCTATCAGCCATTTTTTTTGTTCAGGATAAATTAGGTAAATTAGGTAAACAGTTACTTCTTCTTGTGAGTCGGAGTGGTGTCGGATATGTACGAGTCGCGGTCCTTGGCCATCTGCTGCGCCAGTGCTGTGATATCCACCTTCTCCTTCTTCTGGATTTGGGGAACATCGTCTTGGGGTGGAGGCGGTATGTCAACAACCTCGGATTCAGCGACCGAAGGTCGCAGGGCGGGGCTCCGCCCCGCCGATGCTGACTGTTGGCCCTGTCTACCTACAGAGGAGAGATCTGTCCTGTGGGCGCCACCTGGTCGCACGGATTGTTTGTCAGGAGCCTGAGAGGTCTGTGGTAATTCACTCATGACCTGGTCAATCCACATGTATATGTAGTCACGCTCAAACTTCTGCTTGACCTGGTTTGGGGTGACACCTTGGTAATACTCGACTAGTAGAGTGGGTACATACTCAATACCGTTTTTCTGGAGTGTCTCCTTGAATCGCTCGTTGTCTATACAGATCATAGACATACCGGTCACCTTTGGGAAATCGAGTGGTAGTTCTTTGATGTATGACAGCAGGGCTTTCGAGGCAGGAGAGTAATTTGAGTACAAGAGTAGGCAATGTTTTCTATCCATTTTATACACATATGTTTTGCCTTTAGAGAGCTAGCGGCCTTGCGAAGGCGGCGCCTGCGGCCCTTATCACTATATTTCCATGGACTCGTTGCTTGCATCCAGTTGCCCCTGTCTCTCAAGCACTCTGTCCAGGACGCGCTCGGCAAAGGCGTTGCGCTTCTCAGCCGTCACATCTGCGAGGTCGCCCCCTCTGTACTTCTTGGGTACGTTGCTGATGAACGGGAAGAAGCGTGAATGGTGGTTCAGCTCAGCAGTGAGATTGTTCATGCCATAGGGCTGGCTCGCCAACACATCTGCCACGGACACAATGACGAGGGCGTAGAAGAAGGTGAATGGCTCAGATGATCCTACATGGTCAATGTAATCATCAACGGTCTTGAGGTCATCATATCCTTGCCATTTTTGGATGTAGTTGCCCAACTCCCAATGGAGGTCGATGATTCTGGCACATATAGGGAGGTCCTCCTGGTTGAAGCCCAGCTCACCCAATAGGTCATTGATCTTGAAGAAATCTATCTGTTTCATGTTTTTGTCGAGGATGGGTAAGGGTCGCGTGCCGCGTATGTAGTCACCTCCGAGCTCGGGGTGTTCGGGGATTGAGAAGTAGACACAGTCATGGCTCCTCTTGGTTACGCGATCACTGTTGGGTGCCATCTTGCCGATATCGTGGATGAAGGCGGTTGCCGCTATCTTTTTTTGGACGTCTAGGTCTGGGATGCCGTATTTGGGTGTATTCAAGACGAGCTGTTCGGCAAAGAGGAGTGACCATATAGAATGCTCAAGTAGGTTACCTGCATGGAAGTCGACATTTGTGGACTTGTAGAGTGCCATCTGGTCAAGAAGCTGGGCTATCTCAACAGGTGCGTCCTTCAGGTTGGCGTGTTGCCAGTCTAAAGGGTTTGTCAAGTTCCTCTTGAGCCATTTGAGGGGGTTGCAGAACATGAACTCTAGGTGAAAGTACATCTGTTTATTTTCAACTGGTGTGTTGGATGCGTAGCCAGCGTAGTCTTTGGGGATGTAGGTGCAGAGCCAGTCTGTGAAGGGTAGGTCGATGTCTCTATAGGATCGACGCTTCTTACGTTTGATGCTAATGTTGCCAAACTCGTTCTCTGAGTAGTCTGCCTCAAGGTTCTCCAGGTCGAACATGAAGCGTAGCTGCTCCTTGTTCTTGTTTGGTACATTGGGGTCGTTGAGGAGGCGCCAGATATTGAAGTTGTTGTCTAGGAGAAAGAAGATACAGTCTTCCTTCAATTCGTAGACGTTGACGCACTTGTTGCCGCACGTCTTTGCAAAGTTGGGGTTCTGGAGCGAGTACGTCTCCGCAGTCTCGGGTGTTCCGAACCAACCGGGTGACACCTTGAAGAACTTGGTCGTCTCAAATGCGACGCTCTGACTGGGTTGGTCTACGACGTCTTTCATGAGATCACTTTTATTGACGCCCGAAGGTGCGCCCATCCTGTGTGGCTTGTAGAAGTCGATACCGGCTGGGAACTCGACGTTGGCATTGGCGAGGGCTCCTGAGCCGTGGTAGAGCTGCATACCTTTGGGGAACTTGACGACCTGGTACTCGCCGTCAAAGTAGTAGGTACCGCATGAGAAGTAGTTCATTGGGATCTGAGCACCACCGCCCAGATTGATATTGGTTTGACCACCTTTTTTCCAATCCCATAATTGAATCTTAGAACATGCCATTTTGTATTGGTGATTAAAATTCGTAACCCACAAGGGTTACGAAAGCATGTTGGGGGGAGACTCAATTGAAGATCGGCAAGTGGTCATTATGAACTTCAACTCTGTGCATCTCAGGAGTGATGCCTTCCTTTTCACGTAATTGAAAATATCCATTGATGTTGCTCTCGATGTCACCTTCGTAGAGGGTGATCCTATCCCTGTAGACAGGATAGACCTTCTCGAACTTGACGCGGGCGGTGTCGGTGTCGTCGAAGATGACGAGCTTGGTGACGTCCTCTTCGGCCAGGATTGCCTTGACGTGATCGTTGTCGAACCCGATGAGGATGACGCGACGTTCATTTGAGTTTGAGTTTGATTGCTTGGAGGGATATGAAATGGCTAACATTTTCTGAAAGGATGGTTGCCTTTAGCCCACATGCGTTCCTTAAGGTCTTTGTTTGCAAGCTTATCATGGCTGACTTCATGTACTTATAAGTTGAAATTTGCCTCCAAAAATATGGGGTAAAGTAAATACTATGTACTTAACACGTTTGGCAACTGATGAAATCGACATCGGTGACGAACGCTCGCTGGCCGAGTACTCAACGTTCCTGGCATCACACATCAACTCAATGGACAGGCTCATTGAGGTGATCAGGAATCTGAAGTGTAAACTAAAGACTGACAATCTTGAAGGTTTCTTTGAACCATTGAGGCCGTACATTGAGACGTACAAGCCCAAACAATCCGTTATCCTGAAGACATCACATGCGTTCTGCGACTGCTGTGAACTGTACGTGCCTTCACATCTCTGCGTCTGGGTTCGAAACAACTCCGAGCTCTTTGAAACAGAGATCGCCTTCTACGACCGCCTTCTGAGGCACTTTGGATCCCTTATCAAAGCTGACGTCTCACCATACCCTGTCGATGAGCTATATATCGGCGAAGACACGCCGTTGTCGGGTCAGACCAATCGTGAAAAATTGAAATTGCTCAGTTCTGTTGTAAGACATTATGAATATATCTGTAAATATCTAATGTAACAAGTAAAAATGTCAATTAGCACCGGCACCGCAGCGACCAAAGGTCGCCTTCGTAGCGCCATCCGTTCCGTCCGCGCTGTCGTTCACGCGACCACACCTCTCGCCCTCAAGAACATCTTGGGGATTGGCCGCGTCCTCGACCAGCGCGGCCGCTCTCAGTGGCACGTATGTAATGAAGGTCAACATCACAATCGCTACTCGGTGGCACCCAGAGACATCACACTTGGCAAACCATGCACAAGCAAGTACACAAACAATGCATGCTCAAGAAATTTTGAGGCGGCAGGCGTCTATTTCAGACTCAGCACAGACAGGGGTGACCCGGTCCACAACCCACTCAAACCTATCCAGATGTTGTTCTCACCTCACTTGCTTTCCCAATACGACACCTGGACGCTTAACAGCGTCGTGAACAACGGCTTTGTGTTCGGCCCCCACGGCCACTGCCTCACCAGCATGATCACAGGCAAACAGGGCATCACCTATTTCGCGAACATCGAGGAAGACGAGATCGAAGACATAGACCCGTCTTCGGCAGAGCTGCTCATCCCCGGGGACGTCAACCTCATCAACCTTGAAAAGGTGATTGTGCCTGTTTCGATCGTGAGGGAGGTAGATGCATTGGGTGTGCTTGATCAGGCGAAAAATTTGATTGCTCCAGAGTTGAATATCTAATAAACACATTTATGAGCATAAAGTAATAGACAAAATGACTACGTCCAACAACACTATTGCTACAAATATGTCAGCAACCACTTCTAAGAAGATCACCAAGCAGATCGTTCAACAGCAGCTGATGAAGAAGCAACCAGACGTGGATAAGGAGCGACCATCCGTCGAGTTGTACTCCGCAGAGTACAGAGACCAGCGATGCATACCTCACAGCACCAACGTCAAGAGCTACGTCTTTAATGGCGACGAGCTCTTCTTCGAGGGCTACCCTTACTCTATCGAGCTCACCCAGACCAACTATGAGGGGCTCGAGTTTGAGAAGTGTAGGTTCTTTGAGGCGCACGAGGGTACCCTACTCAGAGTGTTCAACATCGGCGGAAAATGGTACACCTCCACAAACCGACGCCTGGACGCCTTCAACAGCAAATGGGCAGCAAAGACGACCACATTTGGTCTTCACTTTGCCCACGCAGTCCGGGAGAACATCAGAGCCCTCAGCGACGAAGAGTTCTTTGAGGATGAAGAGGAGTCCTTTGAAGAGAAGAAGAAGGTTGCGAGGGAGTACTTGAACAAAATCTACGAGGCCAACCTCGACAAATCCAAGAAGTACATGTTCTTGATCGAACCCTGCAAAGAGGAGCGCATCGTCTGCCTCACAAACTCGCCCCGATTCTTCAATATTGGCGTCTTTGACAAGGACAACAACCTGTCTCTTACTGAAGACGTTGTGTTGGATGGTTTCATGGTTCCAAAGCCTCAGGAGCTGTTCTTTGAGGATATGAGGGAGATGCTACAGGCGCTCGACAACATCGATATCAAGCGCATTCAGGGCTTCATCGCCATCCAGAGCGAGCAGGGTCGCGACGACAAGCATTTCAAGATCTTGACCAACCGTTACAAGTACTACTTTGGCCTCAGGGGCAACACATCAAGCATCAGGTTCAGGTTCCTTGAACTTGAGTACCAGAACACCCTCATTCATCTAGGCCAAGGAACCAACCAACAGACCACCGCTCAAACCAACCAGATGTTGATAGACTTCTGCGATATGTACGACTTCAACGCAGAGCCCCTGCTCAACTACATCTGGCGCGTGGTCGTCGAGGACCTCTTCCAGAAGTACCAAATCAGATACATCAAGAAGAACCTTGCTGACCCATCAATGTCGCCCAAGCAGGACAAGATGCTCAAAGAGATTCACATGCACTTTAGTGAGTCGGTGAGGGCAGGGCGTCGTCGCCAAACTGACCGTCTCAGGATTAGAGACATCCTGGCGATGCAGAAGCCATCTTACCTCAATCAACTCATTGCAGAGTATGAGAAGAAGGACAAGGACGCAGAGCGAGAACGTCGTATGAGGGAAATGTAAGACCAAGTGATGTCCACCCACTATTTTAATTAGGCCACCGTCCAGATCATCGGACTTGAAATTTAACTCTTCGGGGTTAAATTTTTACGATAAGACGATTACTAGGACGAATTAAAGACAGCCGATCTATAAGGTGAGAGAAAATGTATCAGACCGTAAGTCAATTGTTAAACAACCCCCTCAAGCTCGTGTACCTCAATGAGCAGTACATGCAGGAGACCTTCAAGTTCAAGGACCACGACATCCAATTTCTGAAGCTATTCTGGCAACCAGACTTTGACGAGTCGTGGTTCCTCCTTGATGAACCATTCATCGAGACTTGGCTCATTCAGGATACCAACCTCAATCTCAATCAATTATATCAGCATATCCTCTTCACCATGTTCCACAAAGACGCCGACTACAAGCTCTCTTTGGAGACTAACCCAGAGAGTATGTACATGGTGAAAGGGCACTGTCTCAAAGATCTGTGCATCATCTGCAACAAAATCTTCAGGGCCTTCTTTATCAAGCTGGGGCGCGTAGCGCACATGCTCGTTCTCACCAAATCGGTAGAGGAAACCTCTACCCAGATCAAGCTCAACAGAACGTCTAGACAGCTCGACGCGCTGTCCCGGAAGACGGACAACCTCACCTTCCTCATTGAAGAGATCGTGAGCGAGCGCGTCGCAGAGGTGACCAGCAAGGTAGCGCCAAACTCAGGGTGCGAGGAGGTAGTTAACCTCGTTAGATTACCTGCACCCAGTGAACTCCATTCTGAAGCTCGGTCGGCGCTGCCCGTTCATCTCAGGGGGGCCGGGTATGTCGTTATCAGATGCCTCCGCAAGAACTATGCTAAGCACCTGAATAGAGTCAAGTCTTATGTCGAGCGACCGAAGCGATCGGCTGACGGTGGTAACAATCTGATGGTAGAAGAGGTATTCAGTTCACCGGTCGCAAATGGAGGCGTCGACGTCGTGAAGGAGCTCGGGGACGCGGGCGTCAAGACACACAAGAACAACGGCGTGTCCTCTGATGACCACATAGCCCTGATTGAGAAGGTCAAGACCATCCTCAAGATGATATGATCTACGAAGGCGAGCGACGGAAGGCGGGGCTAGCGACCTTCGGTCGCCGGCGGGCTTGCGGGGCTCTGCCCCGCCTTCCGTCGCCCGTCCGCCCCGCAAGCTCGGTACCTTCGGTATTATAACTAGTGTTCATTATCTATCAGATAATGAAAAATCAACCATTTCGTGGCAAAATTTGAATAGATTTATTGACGAACAATCTAATATATTAAAAGGATGAGTAATACTAAGAATCATCACGCCATGTCCCTCAATGAGTTCCTACGGGAAATGAAAGCACCCAATGACCCCGCCCATACACATGTGTCAATGGGCACCCCAAGAGGCACCTATGCCTTCGGGTTAAAGATGAAGGACTTCTGGCAGATATACAATGTCAACTTGTCTCAAAAGAAGCTTATGTATCTCGCTGAAAACCCAGGCAAGGAGACACCCATCCTGGTTGATATTGACCTCAGAGTCAAGAAGTCAGTCCTCTCTAAGGACGAGGAGAAGCGCCACCTCTACACCGATGATCAGGTCGTAGAGATCGTCAGTGCGTACCAACAGGCAATCCATGAGGTTGTAGACTTCGCAAACGTAGATGCTGACAAGCGAGACAGCGCATACACGTGCGTGCTACTTGAGAAGAAGCCCTATGAGACCGATATATGCGGAGAGAAGTACATAAAGAACGGCTTCCATCTCCACTTCCCCAAACTGTTCCTTGATAAGAAGGTGCTAGAGGTCTACATCATCCCCAAGGTGCAGGAGCGCATCAACGGCCTGTTCGACAACATCGGCGCCAAGGACTTCCTAGACACCAATTCCATCAACGTCCACTGGCTCCTTTACGGCTCTAGGAAACAAAACAATGCCCCATACAAAGCAACCAAGTGCTTCCTTAAAGATGCGGAGGAGGTCAGCCTTGAGGAAGGGCTGAGCGACTACGTTTGTAGCAGGTACTTAGGTGAGACAAAAGATGACGTCAAATGTGAAGGCAACGTGAAGGCTATGCTGCCCCGCATCCTCTCCATCTTCCTTTACGACAGAGCAGATCACTACTTCTACAACCCCAAACCCAGTGTAACCACTCCCCTTATGAAGACCTTTGAGATGGTCAAAACGAAGAGGAAGCAATACGACAATGACTCTGTTGAGAAGCAGCTCCAGGATGCACAGCAGCTCATCCAAATGTTGAACTCCTCACGCGCCGATGACCGCTCTACCTGGCTGCGCGTCGGGTTCTGTCTTTGGCAGATCAGCGGTGGTGACGACGACGGCTTCTCGCAGTGGCTCGAGTTTTCCGAGCAGAGCGATAAGTTCGACGAGAGCGAGTGCCTGTCCCTCTGGCAGAAGATGCGCCCCAGTAGTCTCACGATCGCCACGCTCAAGTTCTACGCCAAGCTGGACAGCCCCGAAGAATATGAGAAGATGATAGAAGATAAGACCGAACACCTGGTCATCGAGGCCGTCAACGGATGCCACACCGACGTTGCCAAAATCTTGAACAACGAGTACGACAACGAGTTTGTGTGTACCTCAATCAGCAACAAGGAATGGTACCAGTACAAGGACCATATCTGGAAGCCCCTAGACAGAGGCACCAGGCTCCGCGAACGCATATCTGACGAAAACGGCATCATCATCAAGCAGCTCAAGTCTAAGCGTCGCGACATCTACAGCACGCTAGAAGACCTGGACGGAGACGACCCTGAGAAGAAGGACTGTGAGAAGAAGCTCAAGACGATCAACAACCTCGTCAGACAGTGTAAAGCAACACCTTTCAAGAACGCTGTGATGGTAGAGTCGCAAGAGGTGTTCTATAACCCTGATTTCCACAACCTCCTAAACAAGAATCCATACTTGGTCGCCTTCAAGAACGGCGTCTACGACTTTGAGAACGACAACTTCAGAGACGGTAACCCAGAGGACTACATCTCAGTGGCGCTACCTATTGAATACACAGACTACGGCTCATTTGACCACCCAGATGTGATGGAGGTAGACGACTTCTTTCAGAAGGTCTTCCCAGACCATGAGGTCCGCGACTACTTTCTGGACCAGGCATGCCATGTCTTTGTGGGAGGCAACCACCACAAGGTCATCCTGTTCTGGACCGGCGAGGGCAACAACGGCAAGACGGTCACGCAGACCTTCTTTGAGAAGATGCTCGGTAAGCTGGCCGTCAAGTTCAGTACATCTCTCCTCACGGGTAAGAAGGCCAATCTCGGTGCTGCCAATCCTGAGATGGCTCGCGCTGGTGATGGTGTGAGGTGGGCTGTCATGGACGAGCCCAACGCCGACGAGATGATCAGCTCAGGTACGCTCAAGGCTCTGACTGGCAACGACTCGTACTGGGCCCGTGACCTGTTTCAGAAGGGTAAGGAGACTAGGGAGATCCAGCCTCTGTTCAAGTTGCATATGATTTGCAACAAGCTTCCAGCCATCAAGGACGCAGACAAAGCGACGTGGAACAGGATCCGTGTCATCCCCTTTGAGAGCACCTTCAAACCTGAGAATGAGTGCCCCCAAGACGTTGAAGAACAGATCAATCAGAAGATCTTCCCCATGGACAAGAACTTCACAAACAAGATTCCGAGGATGGCGCAGCCGCTGGCCTGGTACCTCATTCAGAGATGGCGCACCATCAGGAAACTAGAGCCCGTGGAGCCTGAGAAGGTCAAGGTGGCTACTGACACATACAGGCAGGAGAACGACATCTACAAGCGGTTTGAGGAGCAATGCATCTTCGCGAAGCCGGATTCCAGGCTCACTCCTGCCACACTCTACTCTCACTTCAAGGAGTGGTTCAGGGAGGAATGCCCCAACTACATCACCCCGACCAGGAGCGCCGTCAGACAGCACTTCATCATGCAATGGGGTGAGCTCCAGAAAGGTAAGTACTGGTCTCACAAGACGTGCAGTCAGTTTCCAGTCAATGACAATGACGAAGACGAAGATGAAGACAGCGGAACCGAGGGAGTAAAAATCAACCCATACCTGTAATCAAGAATACTCAGATGTACCATATGTGCCTTAGTAGTTAGATTTGATAGTAAGTTTAGATTTGTAAGTTAGTCGTAACCCTCAGGGGTTATGACATGATTAGATATATGTTTACTCTTCGTCACGCTGGCGCATATCTGCGAACTGGAGGTAGTCGTCGCATCCAAACCTGAAGTCCGGGACTTGGTCTGCCTTGAAATAGAAGACGGCGTCGGTCCACTCGTTGCTCTGGATCTGGTTGTTGATGTAGATACACGTGTAGTCGGTGGTGAGTTCGTTCATGAGCTGGCAGAAGATGGCGTATGAGGGGATGATGCTGGCGAAGTTCTTGTAGATCTTTTCGCGGTTGGCCTGATTGGGATCCCTGAAGATGAACACACCGTCTATGTTGGTTCTGATGTTGGGTTTGAAGTCAAACACATATTGGTTTGCGAAGATGGCCAACATGTTCCAGTGCCGCCCGTTCTTGAAGAGTCCCTGGAGCAAGGGGTCGTTGAAAATCTTGACGTCGTCCATACAGTCGTCCATCACAAGCACTGCCCAGGCGTTGGGTAGATGTTCTTTGGCGAGCTTCTGACGTTTGATGAAGTCTGCGACCACGTCCTTCTTGTACTTCTCGTAGATGAAGAGGTCTGGAAAGAGACGTGAATAGAACTTGTTGCTGTCCTCGGAACCTGAGATGACGAGGCCAGTAGGGATGACGTGCTTCTTGGCGTACAGAAGATGCTTGATCAAAACGGACTTGCCTGAGCCGGGTTTGCCAATGATGGTGATCTTGGATCCTCCCAGGTTGGATTTGAGGCTCTCGGCATTTGGTCTGATGGAGTCTATGTTCAATTCCTTGATAGAAATCGTTTTAACCATTTTTCATCAAGAGTTAGATCTCTAACCCCCTAACGGGCTTGCGGGGCCGCTCGGTCGCTGCCCGGTGACCATCGCGAGTTGATTGTAAAGAAGGATATACTCAAAAAAATTGAATTATGAATAGTAATGATGATAGAAAAGAATAAAGCAATCATGTCTAACCAAATAGTCAACGTTATCTCCGCTGAACAAGACCCCGCATTTCACAAACTCAATGTAGAAAACATCGTCCTTGATTTACCCAAGTACGCCCCTGCCCCCGGGCAGAAAGGTATCTGGCTCAACATCAAGTACAAATATAGCAAAAATGGAAAGGAAAAACAGGACAAACTCAAGATTCAGACATCCGAGCTATTCTCGTACGGTATCTCACGCTATGGTATGAAGGCCAATCTCGGTGCTGCCAATCCTGAGATGGCTCGCGAAGATACGTCTCCCCCCAAGATGTGTTTTGTCATGGTGAACAGGAAGCTTCGCGAGGCCATAGCCAAAGGTGAGGATATCAGTGAAGAGGATGCCGAGGACATCAAGGTCGAAGACGAGACCATCAAGATGTTGGAGGACATCACTGAAAAAGTCAAGGAGCTCATGAAGGAATCCGATATGATCAATGCCCTCGGTAAGCAGCGCGACAAGAAGAAGTGGCTCATCAACGTCGATGGCATGGAGATCATCAAGAGGAAGGAGCAGGAGAACGGCATCGACTCGGTCTACGTCTACTCCAAAGTCGTCACAGCCAACAATTTCATGAAGACCAAGTTCCACATATTAGACGACAACGAAGAAGAGGGCGTCAGGGACCTCGACCAGGACGAGACCGTAGAGACGCTTGAGAAGAAGGAGTTCAACTGTAAAGCCACAGCCATGCTCGTGATTGACAGTGTCTTCGTGGGAACGGAGCCTTACCTACAGGTGAAGCTGGCTGAGGCCGTGATAAGCGAGTTCAGCGAGTACAAGGTCAAGCGCAACATCATCATGCCTGCTCGCCTCAGGAACAAGTCAGCTGACAAGAAGAAGTCAAATAGTAAGCTGTATGACTCTGACTCTGATTCCGATGACGACAAGAAGGACACCAAGAAGACCACAAAGAAGGTTATCAAGGACGACTCTGACGATTCAGAATAAACTGGGATGCGGTACTTTTTATTATTAGGCCAACAGCGCACGGTCGCAGGAGGACTTCCCTCCATCTAAATTTAACCCTTCGGGGTTAAATTAACAGAATGGGTTAAGTAGTATCTTAGGGTATACAAAAATGAATAGCCAAATCAATGATCAGTCGCTCTGGAATGACGCCGCAATTGAAGAGACTATCAAGCGTATGGACCCCGACAAACTGTATCGATATCAGAAGATGGCCCAGAGCTTATACGACAAGGCCAATGATCCTAACCCTCACACCATCAATATGGAGGTCGCTGCTCAAATAAGGTTGATGTTGCGTGACGGCCTACATCCTGACATGCTTGAGGAAAATGAACGCCAGATCTACATCGATGCATACGGTTTAAAGTCACTGGAGGAGTACTCAAAAGATGACGACAACACAAGCGACGATCAAAGCCCTGATTCAGACCAAGGCCAAGATCAAGGACTACCAAGTGATGATAAATGGACTACGAAAGCAGGAAAAAGAGTTGGTAAAAGAGATCCAAAACTACCTTAACGAACTAAACGAGCCGGGTATTCGCGTCGACGACAACACGTACATCACGCTGGCGAGCCACGAGAAGAAGATCAACCTCAGCAAGAAGGAACATGAGCAGCGCGTGCGTGACATGCTCTACTCGCGAGGTATCGACGACGAGGACTTCACCATGCAGCTCCTCAACAAGACCAGCGACGTGGTACAGGAACAGAAGATCAAGATCAACAAGGACAGTTAGGAGCGACCGAAGGTCGCTAGCCCCGCAGCGGACAGACTATGGACTTCACAGCGACACTTTATAACCACTAGTGGTTATAAATTTTGATGGTTGGACCTTCGGCTACCGCAATAAGAACTTACAAGCCTAACAGATCGTAATCTATGTCCTCATAACAATGGAGATCTACGTCCATCATGCTCTCGAGCCAGTCTCGGAATGGTGCCAGCTTGGGCACGTTATGAGCTAATATATCTAGACCTTTGTATCTGATGTACAGTTCATGCGTCTGGGCGTAATCTGAGAAAAGGTCAAAGTCTGGGCCGTACAGCTCCTGTCCAACGTTGTGGTTGAAGTCGTATCTATAGATGTCCCGTAGAGAGTGTACAACTAGATATTGGTTTACTGTCCTTATATATGCCGTGTTTAGTTTGAATTTGGCAATGAGGTCAGTGACCTTCACCTTGATGTCTTCTTTGGTCTTGCGCCCCCTGAACTCTATATCTTGGTATGAGCCAAAAGTGACTAGCTCAAGATCGATAGGGAACAGAGGTGCGGCACACTCTTCTGGGGTGTTAGGAGGGGTTAATAAATTCAAGGTTGACATGGTTAATTACAAGTTGTCTTTATTATGGTTATCTTTAACTCAAGCTCTTTAACTCAATATCTTTATGGGTCGTCGAAGCAACACTCGAGAGCCAACTTGATGGCTTTGTGAGACATACCTACCTTCATACTTTGATCTATCAAACCCATTCCGCTCAGGTTTTGCTTACCTTTGGTAACAATCTTCATCTGGTGGCACTTCTTGAGGAGCTCAAGCAATGAGTCCCAGTACCTATCAGTTGAGTCCTGAATGAGCTTGACCACGTTTTTATGAACCCTCTCCAACTCAGGTATGACGTTCTTGAAGAGCAGTGTCCCAAGATCAAGGACAACAAACAGCTTGGTCTCCTTCGGCCCGTTTGCATAGAAGATGTCAATCTCCCCGTCTTCGTCAAGCACAATCAAGTACTCCTCGGAGATGATTCCTATCTTGTATGGGATGGACTTGAGGGACGGCTCGAGGCGCTTGATAAGATCGACAAGGCCTTGGGGTGTCGACGTGGCATGCACCTCCTTAACAATGGACACGTCTGGGTCAGCGGCCAGAACAGCCTCAAAATTAACTTCATTGTCCCTCCATCTTGACAAGGATAGAAATTTCCTTGTGTCCATCTTGATCTCGTGCTTTGACGGTATGTAGAGGAGGCATGGTGTGCCGTTCTCCGTATTGAAATGTACGTAGCGTAGCTTGTCGTTCCGGCCGTAGAGCTCCTTCACCGTACATCTGAGGGCGGGTCTGCCACCACTCGTACTTCGGCCTGTTAGCAAGTCATACAATTTAGAATACAACAACATGTTTTTACTCACAGGAGTGATCTTTAGAGCCCTTTAAACCCACAGTCATCTAATGAGTAATTGATGAAGTCATTAATCTATAAATACTCTTTTTTACGTCACTCAGTAAGCGAGCGACCTGCCGAGCGGAGCTCGGCCGCCGGCGACCTTACCGAGCGGAGCTCGGCCGGCGGAGCCGCTCGGTCGCTGCGACCGAAGGTCGCCTCCGTAGCCCCGCAAGGTCGTGCACTGCTCTTCGTTGTTCGTTTCCTCTTCGGTGACGCCTTGCCCTCTTCGATGACTTTGATCAGTTCAGCGTTGACGATATTCTCCAGTTCATCTTCGTTTGTGTCGATGCGGAGCGGCTCCAGGTCGCACATGGCCGACTCGCACGGAGGGGATCGTGGAGAGGGTCTGTCGTATGGCTGTTCATATGATCCTTGATCATGAGGTTGTTGAGGATGATCGCTGACAGGTTTTTCGGCTACGTACTTGGGTCTATACATGGCCTGAAGGTCATCGGGAGGAGGGGGTCTGGCGAACATCATCTCAATTGCCTCGCAACGCTTGGAGAGCTTGAACATCTCCTGGTTCTGAGCTGTAACCTTGGTGTACATGAAGTAACCCACAATGGCGATGGCGACAAGACATATCGCACACACTATGATATTTTCCAAGTTCATTTTCTGATACCCACATAAATCGTTAACTCATAACATACAGAACTTGTTGATCATGTCCATATCTATTTCCAACTGACCTAAATTTATAACCTGATGTTATAAAATGAAGCTCCAACCAACCTGTTCTATTTGTTTGAGTAAGATCAAGATCATTGATCTGAGGATAGGCTCCAGACGTATGGGTCCTGGGCGCAAGCTCCTATGCAAGCACGTCTTCCATGCCTCATGTATAGACGGTATCTACAAGCCCCAGTGTCCACTATGTCAACACCCTATCTTCAACACAGACGAGGAGGCGCTGCTTACCTGTGCGACGGAAGAGGCGGCGATCGACATTCTCAAGAACCTCCACGAGCGTGATATCAACGTCAAGAACGTCTTCACCTTCCTCACTACCCCCTCTAGCATAAACTCTGTTGATAAGTACAAGTGGATAGTGGACCTCATGTACAAGTACTGCGACTTCACGGAGCTGCTCGCTGATAATCTGAATGATAAGGTCCTCGTAAAGGAGATCGTTGCTAGAGGCAAGGTCAATTGGTTCAAGACCTTCTATGGTGGTCTAACCTTCTTTGACTTGGTATACGAGCGAACAGACGACCCCGAGATCATAGCACTAGTACATGAGAGGTTACCTCATCAGAGTAAACCGGAGATCATCACTGTCTTGAGACCAACATCGACACGACCTACAACAGAGTCCGTTGTACCAGATCAACAACCATTAGTTCCACCCAGAACATACCAACGACACAGACGCATGGACAGCATGTCAGGTGCCACCAACGAACATCAACTATGGGGTACGTCAGGACCATTGAGGCCGGAACGAACAGCAACTGTTAGACGATCCCTGAGAGGTCCAAGATCTAAAGATCAATATGAGCAACCCTATCCATCTGCACCTCCTATTGAGTTGATGATCTGATATGAGCCATCAGACCTCATAACATAGACTTAGATAAATGATTTAACACCACCACGGTAATAGAAAATGTTCGTGACTATGATTTTCTACCTATTTACATTGATCAACCTCTTTGCCGTGAAGGACATCTACTGGCCACTATTGAAGGACCATATTGACGCTTTTGTGGCTCTTCATGACATCACCCGTAGTTGGTATACCGCCACCGTATGGGCCATCTTCTTCATCAAGATGTTAGCCATGGAATTATACAAAAAGAAGGTCACCAAACTGGAGCAGTGGTGGCACAAGACCGCAATCCCCCTCGGCAATGACAGGTTTCTACTGACTCACTATATTGATGGGGAGAAGGTTAAGCTGATCGTCAAGAAGCGTGAAGATGAGGTTATAGCTGTAGTGGACGATAACTACGAGGAGTGTTACATGGACGATGCCAAACCATTCCTCTTGTATGAACAGGAAGATCTGGGACCAGAGGCGCTTGGTCTTGACAAGACCCTCATCATCCAAACAGAAGAAGGGGAAATCCTGAGGAGAGAAGTAAAGACCAAACAGGAATAGATCTTTTGAAGAGGGTTATGTATAGACCAACAAAGACAAAATGAGTATATTGATCGTTCCATACAACGGCGAGAGCGCTGAGCTCACCAAGGTTTTGAAGGAATATAATGTGACCATACCCAAGAAGAAGGAGTGCAAGGGTGGATCATGTCCTATCCCGAAGCCTCTCAAGATGATGTCTGCTGCTGAGGTCGAGAATAGCATCGCCAACGCCATCAAGAATGTTACCAATGTGAAGCAGATCACCGTGCTGGCCCTGAACGATAAGGACCAACTCAGTCTTGTGGATATGAGTCGTGCAGGCGACTGGGGCACCATGAAGAAGGGTGTAACCGTCAAGATCATAAATTCATCATAAATGGAAGTGGTCGCCGACTGCAAGCGCTAGGGTTTTGTAACCTCTCGGGGTTACCAAACGAGTATTTTTCAAACAAACGATGTGTCGCCTTACGAATACGTGATACGGACCATTGAGCCGACTCCTGGTTTGTCGAAGCCATACATCTTCTTTGCGTCAGATAGTGACATCTCTGGCTTCATGAAACGTCTGTTTACGTAATTATGGGCATCGACAAAGAACTTGAAGAGGTTCTCCCGTGATGATGTGGCTTGGTCTAAGTCGACCGTCTTCAAAAACGCAAAGAAGTGTTCCTTACAGGCGAGGCACGGGATAAGGAGTGGCATGTTGCCGATGATCTTCTTCATACCGTCTTGAACAAAGATAGTTGGTCTGTTGGGATACGTTGTGGTGGCATTATGGAACGTGAACCAAAAGGCAGGTCCAAACGCGTCCGGGTCGTATGAAGATCCCTGTGTAGTTGTCGTTACTTTGACCTCAATGGGTTGTTGATAGAGTTCGTTGGCTCTGGCGTACATTTTAGTATACCTGGGTTTTTTATAGCTCATGATTCCTCCTGAATAATTAGATCCAAATTGTCAATCAATATATGGCTTACCAAGGTTGTCGAGCTTGAGGCCACTGACCATGTTCATGAGGTTGTTGATGTCGACTGCCTCGTTGCGCTCGACAGCCCCCATGGTGTCGGTCACGACCTTTAGGGTGCTCTTCGTCTCGTCGTCGAGCTCGTTCTGGACACTGCCGATGACGCTGGCGACGGTGCCGGTGAGGTCCTTGATACTGTATTTGCCTGTCTGGAGGTTATTCTTGATGTTGCTGACCATCTGCTGGAACCCGGGCTTGGACATGAGGGCATTGATGTCGCTGATGTCTTCCAGATCGCCCATGGTCTTGACCTGCTGAATCACATCAGACATGATGGGGTTGTTCTCGAACGCTGCCATCGCCCCAGTAAGACCAGTGGCCCCACTGGCAGGCATCATCTCAGCAGGCTTACCATCAGGGAACATGACCTGTTCAACCTTCAGGATGTTCTCCCAGAAGATGTCGTTGTCGGAGAAGTTGTCCATGGCCAAAGTGATGGACGTCTTTCCGGTCTTGAAGTCAGGGGAAGACATCTTCTTGTCGGCCAGGTTCTGATTGGCGACGAGGAAACGTTTGAAATGTTCGACCTCCTCGGCCTTGTCGGTATCAGACGAGATCTTGTTCAAATGTCTGTTGGTGTAGGTAACGATCATGGGGTAGCGGCGCTTGGCGTATTTGAGGGATGAGAAAAACTCTGTGAGGGCATCAAATTCCATCTTTTGTTTTCGCATACGCCCCGTTAAACCATTAAACCCCTTCAGAACATCCTATATCAGTGGTTCATTGTAACTTAAATTGGACAGATGTTTGATCATGTTGCGCTCTAATTGTTATAGTCAGATTGTACAGAAGTACCAGAATAGGGCTCCTGCAATAAAGCCAATGAGAAGAGACCAAGCCCAATAGATCTCTACCACGAATAGGAGGCCAAACACGATGAGCATGACTAGGAACGCGAGGAGGAGGGTGCGTGAGTTGTGATCTATGCGCTCTAGCGCTATGGAGCGACCTTCGGTCGCAGGGCGGGGCTCCGCCCCGTAGTCCTCGTCGGCGATCTCTCCCATGTACATATATGTCATTTTCACTTGTTTTTTTACTTCCTGGAAAATAATACATCTTTCTGATAAGTGACTATGAAATTATTGTGTAATTTAACAGGTTAATGACAAACGGATTTACAATGGCTTAAGAAATATCAACCACTATACAAAGACTAAATGGTGAAAGAGGAGAACGCCCATTATCACAACGTGAACAAGTTTGTCGTTGCTTTCCTGAACGCTAGCGCGTTCGCAACCCCGGAGTTGATTGATGAGTGGAAGACCAAGTCAAACCTCAACAAACTCAAGAGTGCTATCAAGAAGACCGACAAGCCCAGCCACCCCCCGCGCCCCAAGAGTGAGTACATCTTCTTCTGCGAGGAGGTGCGCCCTATCATTCAGGAGGAGATGCGCAGGGAACTGGGTGAGGACGGGAAAGAGTGCAAGATCGACATCCATGATGTCACGTGCGAGCTTGGCCGCCGGTGGAAGCAATTCAAGCAGGTCCCCGATCCTGAAATGAAGAAGAGGATCGCCGAGTTGGCAGAGACCGACAGGAAGCGCTACCACATCGAGAAGGATGCCATGCAGAAGAAAGAGACCAAGAACGACAACCATCTCAAGAGTAAGTACCTCTACTTCTGCAAGGAGGAGCGCGACAAGAATCCCAAGATCATGCTCTCCAACATCGCAATCATGTGGGCTGCCAACAAAGACGATGACAAATTGAACGAACGTTACCAGACCGCAAAAGAGAAGGCTATTGCAGCCCCCGTTTCTATTGAGGCGTAAATTGCTTCATTACTCTTAAGAGTAATGAAATATCACTACGGCTATCATTAAGGTACGGCTATCATTAAGGTACGGCTATCATTAAGGTACGGCTATCATTAAGGTTATCACTACGGTAATACTGGTATGTAACTCAATTGATCATTCATCCTTGCGCTATGTATTTGGACTCTTTGCGGCGTCTGGGTAACTTGATGGTCGTCTTTGGTACGTTTACAGCTTCCTTGTCTTGAATCGTCCGCGGCGCACTCTCATCTAGGAAGAGCCTGTTCACTGAACCTCCGTGTTCCTTATATTTCTTAACACGGCTTCTGAGATGTTTGAGGAGTGGTTTGAAGTTGTCTTCAAAATCTATCACGATAGGTTCTACGTTCTCTCGTCTCATGCACCTGCCCAGGAATTGCTCAAAGTACTCGAGCACGTCCGCGGCCATACAGAGAGCGTCGATGGGCGAGTGGTCGAAGCCGACTCCTATCTTTGGCGTTGTTCCAATGAGGATCTTGGCAGACTTGTCAAACTCACGGGAGGCTCCGACGATGGTCTCACTGTCAACCCCCTTATTTCTGAAAAGGGTCTGCAGTGTCCTGGCGTGCTCAACCCTCTTGACCAAAATGAGCCATGTTCTTTCTGGGAAGCGACACACTGCATCCACGACCATCTGATTGCGCTGCGGGTCCTCCGCCTGAGATGTCAGCACGGCAGACCAATCCAGTTGGCCGCTGTGAAGCTGTATGCGCGTCTCGGGTGTGAAGTTGGTTTTGATGCAATACACCGTATGTTTCCTGAAGAGTTTACTACCAACCACGTTTTTCCCAAAGAACCAAGCAATAGCTGGCTCAAAGGGGTCCATCTTGGGACGATATGGGGTAGCGGAGAGGCCGATGACGTAGTCGGGTTGAAATTTGAAGAACGCTTTGTGAAGCACCTTGGTCACGATCTGGTGCAATTCATCCACCACGAGTAGTTTGATATGCTCAAAATCGTTGAACATAAACCTCGTCTCGTTGATGGGCTTCTTCAGGATGATGGGGTTCATGAGATAGACGTCGACTTCGGGATCGATAGGTTTCGTAGATGTGATCTTGGCCACCTTCTTGTCTGGAGCATTCCTGGCTATGGCATCCACCCATTGGTCCATGATAAGGGCCTGTTTCACAAAGATGATGGTGGGTTCATTGATGGTACATATCATCTCAATTGAAGTGATGGTCTTTCCGAAGCCGGGCTCCGCCGAGATCACGATTGAGCCTGTGTTGTTGAGGCTCTTTATTGCGGCGTCGCGAACCTTCTGTTGGTGCGGTCGAAGGGTTCCCGTAAAGGATGTTGAAGAGCTGTCATTAATCTGTTTGAGGGCTACGGAAGGTTGCTGCGAAGAGTCGTTGACATCAGAGGAACATCTATTTTTTACAAACGAGCGTGCAAAACTGAAAGGAAGAACCACATGGCGGCCCGAGGGCGGCCCTTTTACAACATCAAATACATCAATATCTTCGTTGTTCCCACAGGTGATAGTCAATGTCGTATCTATATGTTTCTTGTCGTGATCGGATAGACCACTAAGGGGTAGTTTAACAGACATTTTTACTTAAGATCAATATCCTTAGGGGGTTAAATTCAAATTTCCTACTCATAAACAATGATGAACACCATGAACATGTTCCCATTCTTTATCGAGTGTAGCAAACACTACCAGGACGAACCACACAAACAGAAGTTCCTTCAGAAGATCGCATTTGGTCACGGCATCCACATCATCAAGCGTAAGGACAAGAACATCCTCGTCGCCCCCTACGGAGAGTTTGTCATACCGGCCACCTACTCAGACAAGGCCCGCCGCGACCTGGCTTCTAAGCTCTGGGAGGTAAACGACTTCACGCGCCTGGAGGACTGCATTGAGAACACGCGGCAGACCTGGCACACGACCAGAAAGAAGGACAAGATTTATCTCCTCTACAAGTACGTTACGTCATTAACCGACCTCACCCGATCTCAGAAGATGGCCGTGTGCAACATCCTCGTGCTGGCACTACTCCTGAAGATGATCAAACCCATGGACATAGACTACAAGGATAGCAAAATAGCGAATGTGAACGAAGACCTCATTAAGAGAGAGACGTACACCCATATGAATTTCGTCTACGACTACTCGGGCCCGCAGCACGGTAAGACAGGCGGCGACATGTTCACCGCCACGTACACAGTCGAGGAAGACGAAGACGATTGCCCCTGATCATGACAAGGGGTTAGGGAATGGTGACCAGCATAAAATGGAAAATATAGAAGAAAAGGCAGATCAGCAAGGGAGCGGCTACGAAGGCGACCGAGCGGCTAGCGACCTTCGGTCGCCGGCGGGCTTGCGGGGCTCTGCCCCGCCTTCCGTCGCCCGTACGCCGCCGGCCGAGCGGAGCTCGGTAAGGTCGCCCTACGACACACTCGTTCTGTCTGGTAACTCAACGAACGCCATCGTGACATTAGGCGCCCTGCAGTACCTCATAGACCATGACCATATCAAACACATCAAGAACTACATAGGCACGTCGTCAGGAGCCATCTTATCATTACTGCTCCTTATAGGCTATCAACCGCTAGAGATCCTCACGTACCTCTGTATTGAGAAAGTGTACAAAAAGATGGTCCAATTCAACATCTCCAATATGCTCCTCATGGGTAAGCCTCTCATGAGCTTTGAACCTATCAAGAGTTGCCTTGAGCAGCTGATCATTGAAAAGGTTGGTCACATGCCCACCATGCGCTCCGTTGAGAAGCTGGGATGCAAGCATGGCAGGAAGCTCTTCTTCACTACTTACAACCTGACAGACGACAAACGCGAGTACATATCCTCAGAGACGCACCCGGACCTACCCGTCATCAACGGCATCCACATGAGCAGCAACTTCCCGCTCGTGTTTGAGCCGTACATGTATGAAGATAAGGCGTATCTTGACGGAGGCCTTGTTGACAACTTCGCGGTCGAGTACGGAGAGAAGATAAGTAACAAATGCCTCGGCGTCATGACCAACAATCCTCAGCGCAAGTACAGTCCTCACGATTTTGGCAACATAGAGTTTGTGTGGAAGGTCTTTCAGATCTTTATCTCAACAGTCACAAAGGATAGGATAGACAGAACCAGCTGTGATATTATTAAGCTCGACTTCAAGTCTAACTTCTTCGATTTTGAGAGCAGTAATAATGAACTGATTGATATGTTTGATAAAGGCTACGAACTATGCAAAGAGAACACACTCTGGACACAAAGCTATGACGGTGTATCTACCGATGCCTCCGACCGTAATAAATCTGAGTAAGCCGGTTGTAACTATGTAGGATACATGAGGACTTTAGAGTACTTGTGTACACTCGAGGTTGATAAAAGATGCAAGACTGTGCAACAACTACGATCACATTCACATTGACAAACATCATCCAATTCGGTATTGTGATGAAGATGCTCACACCACCAGCAACTTGCTACGCCTCATGTCTAGCGTCTGCTATGGCAGGGTCGACACTGCTACCATGCTTCATAACAATGGAGCACACACTCCACTCTCATATGAACTGGATCTACAAGGCCGCAATTATGTTGGCGATGGCGTGTATCCCGTTTGCGTCTTCTGTGGGTGCGAGTGTAGCGCTTCACTACTGTTTTGATGAAAACTGGTATGTGTGGCTCGTCCAGGGATCTACAGTACCGGCTATGTTCTGGACCACGTACAGGATGCTGTTTGGTAGACCTCTTATTCACGACATCGTATCTAATACCATTTGAGGCATTGAGGATTCATTACTCTTCAGTAATGAATCAAAGTGATCCCCGGCTCACAGCTGGAGAGTAATGGGTCTGTTTACATAATGGGTCTGTTTACATAACAGGCCAAGATGGTAGGTGTATAGGCATGCTGCCAGCGACCGAGCGACCTTCGGTCGCAGGGCGGGGCGGACGGGCGAAGCCCGCCGGCGACCGAAGGTCGCTAGCCCCTCAGCTATTGAGTTGGTTGATAGCGCTTGGGCTCCCTGAGGCGACGGCCGCTACGGCTCCTGTCTACACCGGGATGGTTGTGTCCCTTGGTGTAGAGGAAGTCAATAATCTCGTCCTCAAAGCCAGGTGACAACATATACATCACTACCTCGTCGTAAGGGGCTCCGTTGTCGTACCCGTATTTGAAGCACTCGACCTGATTGGTCTTGATGGCCATGATCAAGGAGTCCTCGCTCCAATTACACCCATTTTGAGTTGCGTACTTGACGCACTGAAGATGACCACCCTCCATGGCGGCATCAATGCATGTGGACGTCATAGGACATCCGTTGCGGTGAGCGTGAGCCAATGTAGAGAGATGGCCCTTCTTGGCAGCCATCTCCGTGGTTATTGAGTCCCACGTGTAGCCGTGCTCGAGCGCATAGTCGATGCAGTCATTATGACCAGCATCGGCTGCCACATGCGTGCCCTCGCTCCTAAAATCAGATGTATCCTTCTTGTAAGGATGCATCAGGCAGCACGGGCTATTGAAGCTGTCCTGCACGGTCCGAGGTACGTCAGAGATCGGCAGCTGGGCCGACTTGACGACTGCCCCGGAGATGCGGAACAGGGAAGCAGGGTTGTGAGTTTGGTTTGACATGGTTGTGTCGTTACTTTTTAACCATATTTTTACAATTTGCATTTTCAAAATTTTTTAATAGTCTGTGTGCGCAAAAGATATAAAATTACGTTAAAATGAGTAGACAGCAAATCTATTGTGGTAACAATTTGTACGAGGTCGGCACTAGGCGCGTCGGCACGCCCTATGAGTGCCTCAGGAAAGGGGTTGGTCAAGGCCTCAATTCAGACATGACAGGCTTCAACCCCAACTACCAGGCCATCATCGCCGACAACATGTATTGCGGGACAGGCGCGCCTCCCGCAGGCAAGCAGATGGGTACACCTACCGCATGTCTGAGGAAAGGCGTGGGGATAGGTAAGAAGCTCCAATACGAGAGAGGAGGTAGTGGGCAGCTATCATCAACAAGGGGTCCTCGTCCTGGAATAGTGGCACCACAGGGTGGATGGGGAGCGTTCCTCATGAGGTGGTGGCCCGTTATATTGGCGCTCCTGGTGGGAGGAGTGGTGGCCACCTTCAGAGCTACATACACGACCATCCTTCTAGCGATGATTGTGGTGTTGGTGGTGGGTTGGTTCGTGCAGTCAGTGATGGATCGATGACAATATGAAATCACATGAAATCACATGAAAACTACACAACTTGAATCTTATGCATTGCCATGTATATATAGAAATAAGCAACATGTTATTCACCAATCATCAATTAAGTGCGATCAACGCCATTAAGAAGGGGAAAAACGTCATGATCACGGGGCCTGGAGGTACCGGTAAGACGACCATCATCAACCACCTCTTTACAATCAAAGACGTGCTGATGGACCCTGTCCGCTACCTTGGCATTACAGCCATGACCGGAGCCGCGGCTGTGCTCATAAGAGGCACAACCCTACACTCATATCTGGGTATAGGGCTCGGCAAGGACTCCGAAGACGAGCTCGTGAAGAAGATCAACAGACGTGAGAAGCTCAAGAACAAGTGGCGCGACACCAACATCCTAGTCGTGGACGAGGTCAGCATGCTCCCTGCAGACCTCTTTGATAAGCTCAACATGATCGCCAAACGCGTGCGCAAGCGCAGCGAGCCGTTCGGCGGCATGCAGCTCGTTTTCGGGGGGGACTTCCTGCAACTGCCCTGCATCAACGGTGACTTCTGCTTTGAGAGTAAGGTCTGGCGCGAGTGCAAGTTCGAGATCTTCCACCTCACCAAGATCATGAGGCAAGAGGACAGGCAGTTCCAGGAATGCCTCAATAGAGCCCGATTTGGGGAGATGACGGATGATGACTTCGAGTACATCACCCAGAGTGTACCTACCAAAGAGAAGATAGCAAGCATGGAGATCAAGCCGACACGGATCCTGTGCGAAAACGTGGATGTGAACGAGATCAACGATGCAAAACTGAAGCAACTACCAGTAGAGGACGTCCACCAATACAAGTACAAGATCGCTTACAACCTAGACAACTACGAGCCCCATACCCACAAGTACATGATCACGAAGCTGTGCAATGCGCAGCCCAAGCTTCGCCTCTCGGTGGGGGCTCAGGTGATGTTGCTCGTGAACATGTCTGTGGAGCAAGGCCTGGTGAATGGGAGTAGGGGCGTCGTCAAGAGCTTTACCCAATACAAGACAATAAATAGCAAAGGAGAGGAAAGTATCAAGTACGCGCCAGTTGTCATGTTTCTTGTGGGTAGTTCAAGGATCGAGATGACCATACATAGGCATGGCTATGAGGTCAAGGATGGTAAGTACTTGATCGGTACCATCTTTCAAATCCCACTCAAGTTGGCATACGCGGTCACCGTGCACAAAAGCCAGGGTATGACGCTCAACTCGGCCATCATTAACCTGAGAGGGGTGTTTGAGTACGGACAGGCGTATGTGGCGTTGTCGAGGGTGAAGGACGTCAACAACCTCTTCCTCAAGAACGTGACCAAGGCTTCATTCAAGGCTCACCCGAAGGCGCTAGAGTTCTACAAACACTTGAACTGTGATGAACCACAAAAGTCAGATGAGGAAGATGAGGAAGATGAGGAAGATGAGGAAGATGAGGAAGATGAGGAAGATGAGGAAGATGAGGAAGATGAGGAAGATGAGGAGTAGTCGCATCAATAAAGGCTCATTACACCATCTCATACTCTTTCTATCATCTATTACCCCTCGGGGTAACAGAACAACTCTAGCGGCGAACGCGGGGCTAGCGACCTTCGGTCGCCGGCGGGCTTGCGGGGCTCTGCCCCGCCTTCCGTCGCCCGTCCGCCCCGCAAGCCGCAGGCCGAGCGGAGCTCGGTACCTCCGGTCGCTAGCGCATGAGGAAGATGAACATGATGATGAAGCAAGCGATGAGGAGGTACATGACTCCTTGGTTTTGGACGAGGTCCTGCATAGTGAGGCTGAGTCGCTCTTGCGCGTCGGCGGCCATCTCGAACGCGGTCTCGGCCTTGTCGTGGGCATCGTCTATGTGATCGATATGATCTGCATGCGACATGAGCAGTTGCTTTTTCTGCATCATGGCCACCTGAGCTGCGGAGGCGTCCGCGGTCATGGGCACGACGTACGTGCGGGCTTTCGGGCTTGACACTGCTTGCGGGCTTGACATTGCTGGCATCTCCCCAACATCTCTCTGTGGCATAACTGACCAACGTTTCATACTTCTGTATACCATTTTTCTGTTCACAGATAATATTTGTAGGTATATGACTATATGATCTCAGTCATTACACAGCGCTAATAATTTGTATGTTCAGATTCTGTCACCCCGAGGGGTGATAGATGATATGATAAACCTAGGATTGCTTCAAATTCAATGTGATTTCTGGCCTCTTCTTCTCAAGCACGCTCTGCAACATTGGCAACAGTTCCCTTCGGCCTGTCCTGATCTTCAGGTCATCAAACACCTTCTTTTTGCTGATCTCTTGGCATGTCAGACCATCCACGTATTCCTCAATCTTATCACTGAGTGTCCTAGGCGAGTTTGTCTCAATCGTGGCCACGGCCACACTCCCATCGGCTTGGCAACTCGTGATCTTGGCGAAATTGAAAGAGGTCTTTGGGGGCACAACAGGTCTCAGATTGTACGTGTTTAGGTTGTTAATGAACTCAGAGAGATGATTGTTCACGTAGTCCAGCTCCTCATTGTAGTGCTTGCAGAAGTACTCAACGATGTGTTGGATGTTGGTGTAGTGGAGGATGTAGATCTCTTTACTAGCTCTGTCTCTGAACCTGATCATCAATGACTTCAATCTTTCCTCAATTTGTCTATAATTGGGTACGAGGAAGACGTCTGAGTAATAGAAGTCATCACCATTTGCTGATCTGGAATTGTATGTGGACAGGCGGGGTTGTAGCTTCTCAGTTGATTCGACACCTCCTATCTTGAATCTGTTCTGATTGGCATAGGAATTAGAGGTTGCGATGTAGATGACCTGTGTCGCCTCCATCTCTGTGCTGTCAATGAGTAGCTCATTGAGCAGGAGGATATGATCATCTTTTTGTTGAAGTTGTTGTTGAAGGTCTTGGGCTTGTTGTTGAAGGTCTTGGGCTTGTTGTTGAAGCTGTTGGTCTTTGAGCGTCAATTTCTCTTGTAATTCCTTAATCAGTTGTACAGGATCGTCTGTAGTGTCGATAAGCTCATACGCCAGTTCAACCTTGTCCGAATCAGTGCCCATATGAGCCTTGAAGACGATTCGATTCATCCAGTCTCTGAATTTATAAGCTACACCTGACCGTGAGCAATTCATGACCTTGATGAGACCGGCGTATGTGAAGTAGAGCTTCGTTCTGTTATAGGTACTTCTATCTATCCGCTCGGCGGTACGAGATTTACTATCCATTACACATAGTATCTCGTAATCCTCATTTTCAATGTAATTTGTATGTGCGTGTTGTGCATTAGTCACGAGATTTTCCATCTCAAATACTCTTTCAACGTCCCGACCTTTGAACCTGACCTCATCTTCGTTGCGCTCTCCTCTGATCTCAACCTCAAACATGTTTCCTTCATCATCAACAAATTTGTCGTTTTCGGTCAATTCAAGGAGAGGAGGTGCTACACGTGGCGCATCTCTGATCTTTTGAGGAGGATCAGCCATAAAATCATCAAACCAACTCGTTTTGATAAGGACCTTTGAACGCGTGTATGTGAGTGTACTTTCTTCATATGAATCATCATCATTTTTCTTGACCACAAAGTAATCATCTTTTGGGATATTGAACTCGGTGATCATTTTCTTGGACGTTCTGAGCCCGATGAACACGGTTGGAAAGAACTCCTTGAGATCACTGGTGAGAAATGTCTCATGACCTCGATACACGATGCATTGGGGGTAATTGGATGCCATTTTTACTTTGGGGGTTGTTTTTGGGAGTTAAATTCAAATTATGTCACAATCAAATTTCAGCCCGGGAGCAATTGATGAGACGTGTGAAGTAGAGCTTCGTTCTGTTATAGGTACTTCTATCTACCTGCACCACGTTATGAATTGTACAATCAGCTACGAGTAGAATCTCGTAATCATCATTTTCAATGTAATTTGTGTGCGTTTTGTACATTAGTCACGAGATTTAGTTAATTCAGATTCTGTCACCCCGAGGGGTGATAGATGATATGATAAACCTTGCTACATGTTCGATAATTAGATCCTCATGTACTCCATTTACTCCACAAGCTCATCATCGCTTATCAACTGGCATCCCAACGTGTCTGCGAGATATCTTTCCCTTTCAGAAGATCTATCCCTGTCTTGGTGATCGTTCTCATCACATTCAACAGCTAATTTTTTCTAATAATGAAGATGGGGGTTGCTTCCTGTTCGCGATCCTTAGATATCTTGTCCCACTTAGTGCTGAGCTGCTTCATCATGTCTCCGTAACCCATGGTCTTGAAGATCTGATCCATCGGGTTGATCATGGCCTCAACATAGTACTTTGGGTCGAGGTCCAGCACACTTGCATGCCTCTTGAAGTAGTCGTAGTCTTCGATCTTTTGGCCCAATGACACGGCCCTGGGCTTCTTTGTCACTACGTACTCTATACGTGAGCCCGCGTCTACCGGAACGCCTCGCCTCTTCATACGTTCGGCAAGCTGGACCTGGGCGGGCATGGATAAGACGTAGTACTCTTTCTCAGTCCTCCCATCCAACATCTCCTCCCTCTCTTTGGGGTTGGTTGGTAGTTCTTTCACCTTGTAGTCACCTACGCGACCCGTCTCATTGTCTACGCCGCCATCCGAGTCGCCAACCGATTTTGTGATGACATAGTCCTTGAGGTCTAGTTTGTTGTCGTAGATGTCCCTCACGTAGTCGTCGACGTACTTGTAGATCTCGTCACGGGTCTTCCTGTCGAAGATCATGGCCGTCACGTGCTCGTACACAGATCTGACGACCTGTGAGTTGTCGCGACGGGCTAGGATGACACCCCTCTTGCCAACCTTCTTGTTGAGGTTGCCGTCTCTGTCGATCTCCTGGTACATGTATCTTTTCTTGGACAGAATGAGGAAGCGTTCGTAGATGGTGTTCTCAAACTCAAGCTTAATGGGATGTGGAAATACGCGCTTGCCGTCCTCCATCCAGTTGGTGACGCCGTCAGCTACCTCAATCGCGTAGTCCCAAGCCTCTGTGATGGACTTGGTGTGAGGAAATGTGACGTAATTACTCGCATATCACGATCATAAAAATATGATCGCCTCTAGCTTCCCAGGCTTCAATTTTCAATCCGCCTGATCACTAGAGCTACCCTCTCTCAATATTGAGGTTAGGTAGGGCTGACTGTACATTGAGCAGAGTACGTGACTCCACCGGTTGATGACCCAGTCGATAGCGATCGGGTAACACCCTCGCGAGTGGCCCAACCGACGGTCTAGTCCCTTTTGAAACGTTGACCGTTTTCATCAACCTTGCCTGTTCAGCGGTTTCCCGCCTAGGTGGGGACTGTCATCCCCGTACCACTATTAGCCATACCAGTGCTCAGCTACTGATACCCGACTAATAGCCGACTAGAAGGTACCACGGCATCATGTTAATTCATGATTCCTCTTGGACCCTCGCGGATCCACCGCCTCCTGTTACCGACGTATCATTCATCGGTGTCACCATAGATTAGAGTTCCTCTGAATTGTGATTGTATCAATTCGGCCGTCTTTTCAAGCGCATTGCGACCCGCGTACGTCACACACATAGCACCTGGCATGAACGGTAGATAGCCCCTCCTCACGCCCATTGCTCCGTACATGCTATTGGCTGATACCTTGTACGCGAGCTGCTCCTTGTCATACACCACCTTCTGCGACTCGTCTTCACACTTCTTCATGAGCCCTTTGACACGCTTGCGCGAATCAAGCAGACTCTGAATGATGGTGGGGAAGACGCCTTTCTTGACCTCTGGCTTGAGGAATCGATAGCACCGCTTCGCGCACACAACTCCGCTGATTTTATTGCCGTCTTCGTCCTCGCGATCTGCGAGCTTGGTCTTCTTGAGTTCTTGGCGCTTCTCCCTGTATGGCTTTTGCGCCGCCACCTTTTCATCAATCTGGAGCTGAATCTTGGCCTTTACGTCCTTCACTGTTCCCTTGGGAACCGTTGACGCCTTGATTTCATCGCGTTTTTTCCTGAGGATTGACAGCTCCTTGCCTATCTTGTCTATCTTCTCCGTGAGATCTTTGATCTTGTTCTCCTTAGGATCATGTTCGCAGCCAACGTGGTCTTCCCAGTCAAAGATGTTACATTGATCGTCAGGTGTTGTCTCGTCCGTAATTGTAGAAGGACAGATGTTATAAGCTATGATCAGAGATGGATAAAGTGAGCTGAAGTCCACGGGTACCACACGTTCATAGAATCCCGGCGTGGGCTCAATAACGTGTGCTCCTCTGTACCTCTCATTAATCTTTGTTTCATATCCGTCATTGTCAACTACGATGTTCTCCTTGAGGCAATGCTTGTACACCTGGGAGTACATCTTGATCTGTTGTCCCTGCGTGTACAGAGTGAACATGGATACGTTGCACACCTTGGACATCTCAGACAACGAAACCCAAGTGTGTAGGTGGTTCATGAGCTCAATACAGAGATCACTGTCCTGGACACAGTACTTACCCACCACATCCATCTTCTCACGCGTATTGTACGCAATGAAGATGTCTTTGTAAGGCACTGGGTCCTTGGTGTTGTTGTTCAGGAACGTGGCCGTTACGTTCTTCAGGGTATAAGTGTCTAACTTGTAGTCGCGTCTGATGATGGGTAGCAGGTCCAACAATAGGATTCCCTCCCAGTTGATGAACTTGAAGACCTGGTTCTTGTATGCGCTGGATGACCACTTCACCTCTTCAATGCGCGCAGGCGTGTGCTTGTTGAAGCCGATAAGCTTGAAGACGTCGGCGAGGAAGAACCTGACTGATCGCTTCATGGCGTACTCGATATCGAAGCCGAAGATGTTGAAGCCCGTCAACGCGTTGGGCTTCTCGACATCGATCAGGTTCATGAAGTCGGCAAGCAACTCCTTCTCTTCATCAAAGACACGCACCTCCACACCTGTCAATAACTCAGACTCAGACAACTCCATATCCTTGGCCTTCAAACTGAGGAGGATCTTACGGCGTTCTTTGTCCTTCTCGGTGATGACGCACGATATCTGGAAAATGCAGTCACCAGGCCTGTCACTAGGCATCTGGTTCATGAAGTCTGAGTTGACCTCCATGTCGAATGCCATGCATTTAGGGACGATCTGGTCTGTGCGCTTAGACCTGGCTAGGTTCTTCCACTTAATGATGTACTCTTCGGCGCACGCAGTCATCATCTCATCCTCAGGCACCGGATCAGGACAATTATGTGAGAAGTCGATCCATCCAGACATAGGGATGTCTCGCAAAGATACCACCTGAAGGATAGGGCTCGCTGACGTCTCATGTACCTTGAGCTTCATTGTCTCGCCCATGATGTTGACGCCGCGCTTGAGATGGAAGATCATGTCCTGGATGTACTTCTTGGACTTGAAGGACGCAAACATGAACGGGCCCTTCTTGTTTCGCTTATTCTCAAAATTGTAGAGATGGCGCTTCTTGATGAGGTTCACCTTGATTGGAGGTGAGTCCATGCGTTGGAGGTGATCTATCACCGCTCGCGCTGTGTCGTCGCTGCTGTCTGGAAGTTGGATGTACGCGTATGGCTTGAAGTTCTCGACGCGTAGACATATGTTCTTCTGAACACCATCAGGGTTGAGAGATATCCCATAGATCCTGATGTTGGTTGTGTCTTGATCGGGGTCAAGTACCCATTCATAAGCAAACACTTCACTCATGTCTCTTTATTTATCACATCATGATCTTAGCCTAGTATTCAACTATTTATCAACAACCATCCTATATGTATCCTATATGTATCCTATACCCCTAGGGGTATAGGAATTCAGCCCAATAGAGCATCACTCAATTTAGCCCAACCTATCGAATTAGGAGCGCCAAGGCGCTAAATTAATTTTCTCATTCATCGTCATCAGCGACCTCTTCATCAGCGGCCTCCTCTTCATCAGCGGCCTCCTCTTCATCAGCGACCTCTTCTTCCTCTTCAACGACCTCTGGCTCTTCCATCTTCAGTTCCTTCAAGACGATCTGTTTGTAGTTGCGTACGCGTTCCCGGAGCTCGCGCTCATAGAATTCGCATGACGCCTTAGGGAAGTACTTGGGCATCTCAGCCAGCAATGTCTCCTCATGAGCCGCAAAGTCTAGCTCGTCAATCACGCTCACAATCAGCTCGGCCGTCATGAACGGACTGTTTTTCACAGGCTCCTTCTTATTGAAGACATCCTTACGTTTACCGTAGATGTCATTCTCATCAATGGCCCACAGTTCATCGTCCTTATCAACCAGGATGTTGCGGATGATGTTGTCAGACGTCCTGAAGAACCCATTGAAGAGCCGAATCTTGAGCATCTCCCTGAACTTGATCTCATCATTGATGAGGTACTTGCACTTACCCAGGTCATTCTTTACATTGACCTTGGTCATGATGGCGATGACCTGACCCTCTTCGCTGTCCTCCCAATTGTAGGACTTGTGCTTGACGATCTTGGTCTTACCGGTCTTCTCGTCTTGTACCTCCTCTTCTGTGCGCTCTATGGTGAGCGCCTTACCGGGGATCTTGCGTAGTTTGATGTCCAGGTCCTTCAATCCAAACAGGCGTTTCTGCTTGTCAATGTAGATATAGTCCATGCCGTAATTGAGTCCTTTGGTCATGGGTTTAATCACCTTGTCCTTACCCCTGATGCAGATATGGCCACATGGCAGCTTACCAGCGCACACACCCTCAGTGATCAGTTCAATGTCATCCACATTCAGATTGATCTCCTTGATATGTTCAGACTTGATCTCCCCCCTCCTCAAGCGTTTGGGCTTGGCATCCCTGATAGCCTTCTTGGCTTTTTGCTCCTCCGTGAGTGTCCTAGGCTTGCGGGGCTTCCTGACCTTGGGTTCATCGGGTTGGTTGTTGTAGTGATCCTTGAGGTCTTCAAACTGATCGAGCCATACGTTGTCTTCATTGGCCACGATGGCGCCCTCGGTCCTGAAGTCCTCAGTTGTCTTGCCCCTCTTCTTGCCTTCCTTTGTGTGTTTGTCGTACACAAAGTCCTCAAACTGCACATCGTCCTTCGCGTACGCCTTTTTGATCTCCTTCTTGCTAAATGGCCTGGCGTCTGCGCCGTCCTGCACCTCAAGGTGCTCTTCATACATGATCCAGAGCCAAGGGACTATGACAAATATGAAGCGCTCGTTGCTACCCGCTTTGCTCTTGGTGGGTTTGAGGCGCTTCCACTCAGCCGTGATCATGGGCAGGATGTACTCCTTGCCCGGGAACTGTCTCTCCTCAAGCATCTTCAGGGCCTTCTGGTCGTTGTGGTAGATCCACTCCATACACTCAATCTTCTGGTTGTCGATGCCGTCGAGGAAGTCCTTCTCGTCCATGATGCTGTCCTCGCCCTTGCCGTAGCTGGCGCGCAGGTAGCTGGGCAGCCTGAGCTTTTTGGCATGAGCGATGATGGCGACGATATCGGCCAGCGTCTTCTGATCTGGCCTACCTTCATCTTCCCACTCCTTGATCTTCTCAGACACGGTAGTGAAGGCGCCAATCTGAGAAAACGACACGTCCTCAAAGAGAATTACTTTGAGGCGGTTGATCATGTTGGTCCTAATGGCCTTGGCCGCTCGCTGGGTTGTGGGTAGTGGCGAATCGTCAAATGCCGAAAAGGCATCCATCTCAGACACGGCCTGGTGCATCTCCTTGTGCATGCCCCTGCGCGCATACTTCTGGATGGCGCTCTTTACGGCGTCTAGTGATGAGTGACCAGATTTGGTCACAAGCTTGAACAGGTTGCTCAATTCCATTGCTGTAGTCATCGTGTTTTCTTACTCTTACATCATATTCCTTAAAACAGATTTTTCAAGTTTTGTACAACCTCGATCAAGTCCTGTAGTGAGCTATCGATATATCGCTGGCGATATATCGGGTGGGATCAATCAAATAATCTATACTGCGTGGACAATCATCTTGACTGAATTCAGGATCTTATCAAAGTTCTGGAGCATAAAGAAGATCTCTGTGGGTTCATGACCAACGATGCTTTTGTTGATCTTCTTGAACGTAGCAGACACACTCTCGAGATCGCTGATTAACTGGACAAGATCAGCCCTTACAAGACCCCCAGCCCTAGCATTGTTGACATCAGCTTCTTTTTTTTGCTCGGTGTCAGCCGGTGCATTAGTCGGTGTTGTGTCAGTCTGTGTTGTGTCAGTCTGTGTTGTGTCAGTCTGTGTTGTGTCAGTCTGTATTGTGTCAGTCTGTATTGTGTCAGTCTGTGTCTTTGCATTGAGATTAATAGTTATATTAGTGTTCTTTACAGCCTGTGACAGCAGGTCGTATACCAAATCAGCCATTTATTTTCACACTTCACTCGCTTAGGTCGCTTTCGTTTGCCCCGCCTGCCTTGCCGCTAGGCGACCTCGCTCAAGCAACATGTCCCTCAGTTTGACTACAGTGTTGTTGCTGGCCACTGCATTGTGATACAGGAAACCATCTAACTTGATAAACTGTCCAAAGTCTCCCTCATCAGTGACCACACCGAACAGATAGGCCTCCAGGCACAGGACCCACGTCATCATCCAGTCCTCGTGAGAGATAGGATCCATGACCGCTGTCTCTCCGCGCGCAATCACGTACTCTGGTGTCATCTCATCATCCAGGTACACGGCATGAGGCTTGGGGAAGTCCATCTCTGGCATGGCTGAGCTAAACTTGGCCTCGGAAGTTATAAACAGTCGCCTCACGATGGCCCACTTCCTCTTCACGTCGTTGCTCCCTTTCGCCATCTCATCCTCCACCCACCCAAGTCTCCGCTCCAGCATGTTCTGGATGACCAATTGAAAGAACCTGTCATCGCTCCTTGGAGGCCTAGATCTGTCGACGTGCTTGATCATCTCGAGCAGGGCTGCGTCTATGTTGCCATGAATCATAAAGCCCTGCGCGATAACAGGGTTGACACCCTTCTCCATCGGGTAGACGAACTCAGACGCCTGAGATAGCTTGAGCTTGGGAGCGCCTGCGTTCTTGAACGTGCTCATCACAAAGTCTACAAAGTTCTTGGGCACTGCGTAGCTACCGGTCTTTGTCGTTAGTTTGAAGTCGAAGAGGGTTCCAAACTTACCCCAATGCTTTGTATCCTCATGCGACTTGAGGCCCAGGCGTCCTGGGAAGTCGAGCAACTTCATCTCGTTGGGGCCTAGCCGGTTGGCGTCTTTCAGTACGTTCAGTGACCCGTACAGGATAGTGAGCGAGTCGATGATAGAATTGTGCTGGTACAGGTTTGCAAACCCATGATCAATGGTCCCGTACTTGGGCTCATACACAATGGCCCTGGACTTGCCGTAGTCGATCATCACGGGGATGACGCTGGGTTGCTTGATAGTGACGATGTTTTGCTTTGGTTGTTGCTGACTCTGGCTCTGCTGGAAGTTGAGGAAGTATGTGAACGCTGTCTCATTACTGGAGCTAGCGGCTCCGCCATAGTATTTGGTGGCGGTCTGGGCACTCTGAACCATCACATTCCAGGGATAAAGGTCGTAATGGATGAAGCCAACGTAGTTCTGAGCGACCGATAGTGATAGGTTAAGTTGCACTAAGATTGAGAGGAAGTCTTTGAAGTTGTACTGAGATGACTTGAGCCAGTTCATCAATGACATACCCTCAATGTACTCGACAAACACCATGTCCTGGGCGTCTTTGAGAGGTCCAAACACGTATGCGAAGTTGGGCATACGCGCTACGAGCTTGTTCACTGCTTTCAGACCAATGTAGCTCTCATGCATGTGTTCAAGCGTCTTGCCTCGGTGGTTGGCCTTCTTACCAACAACCCTGACCCCATTGGTTGTGAAGCGGTCTATGCTACCGTTGACGTTCCTGAAGATGGTTTCATTCCAAGTAAGGTCGTTGATGCTCTTTGACCTCATCGCTCTCAATACACCATCCAACACGCCCACGCATCGCGGACTGTTGGGCAATGGATAGCCATACGTATCGTCAGTGAATTTGAGGACTGTGGAGCCACCTGTTCTGAGCGAGCCCCGCAGATCGTCAAAGAGCTGTCTCTCCTCGTCCTCCATGGCCCAGATCGTGAGGTCGGGCAAGTACTTGTATGGTTTGGTCCTCGCGGACAGCTCCCACAACTCTTTTTGAAGGAAGTCCAGGATCCCTCCTATGCCGAGGTACTTGCTGTAGAAGGAGCGAGCGTTCTTAGCAATCTGCTCACATTTAGCATCGTTGGTCTTACACCATGTGATCTGAGTGAGAAGATCACTTAAGTCCTCTTTGACAGGGACATAATGCTCGTACGCCTTCAGGAAAGGGTAGTACCACATCTGCCACTGCGACCCGGCCAACAGGACGACGGACCCTGACGACAACTCATAGGACAGCCGGTACGCGGCCACATGTCCTTCCAAAGTGAGGATGTACTTATATTGGCTCTGTTCTTGGAGATTGAGCCTGTTAGCCTTGTTGTAATTACCCTTACCTCTCTCAATGGTTTGGAGGTAGTCTGACCCTTCAAGCTTACGAGGCCTGAGGTTCCACTTGGTGATGCCCACGTCCAACACATTCTTGTGTTGGACTCCCATCTGAAGGGCTTTGAGACGCTGATTCGTGTCCTCTGTGACGCCTGAACCTGTTGTGGCTCCCCTGAAGACGGCCTTTTCAATCTTTTTGGACCAGGGGGTGAGTTTGATGTCCGGGTACTCGCGGCAGGCGTTGGGGAAGACGAGACCTGTTTTTTGGTACGTCGCTCGGGCCCAGTCCTCGTAAGTAGGGAATGGGATGTCTGCGTGCATCTTGGTGGACGATCCTGAGAGGATTGGTGCGTACTTGTCATATTGGTGGGACACGAGCGGTTGGTATTTGGTGCCCCAGATATGGTTGTATGGTTCTGTATCGTCCACCTTCATCTGAGGGTAGTCGCGCCGATTGATAAAGAACTCAATGTCTGGCACGTCCCTCTCACTGCATAGGGTCCTGAACATGTCAAGGAGGGTGATCTTATTGTTGCCATTGTTGTTACCGGAAGCAGCCACGCTTATGTCCTCCACCTCATATCGAACTAGGGAGTTGTTGGCCACCCACTCGTTGAATGGTTTGATGTTTTGTCTGCTTGATCGGTAACCTAACAATTTGGACACGTGGTCTAGGAAATCTTGTACTGAGCCGTACTTGGGATCTACTTTGAGGATGTGTCCAAACTCATTCTTGTAGTGCGCGTTCTCAAAGGGGAGAAAAGTCTGAAGTTTATTGTCTGCAATGCGTATGAAGATACCTTTCTTGAACTTGTAGAAGATATACTTGAAGGTGTTGGCCACGGCTCGCGAGTCCAGGTTCCTGTTCTTGTGCCAGATCTTGTTTGGGGGGATGACGCGTTTGTTCTCGAAGAGATTGTCCTTGAAAGATGGCTCAGGTTTGAGGGTTAGGTCTTCGCGCACTCGTGAGGCATTGAACTGTTCAATGTCTCCTGCGGTGTCCTGTTCGATGCGCTGGTACCTTGAGTTTGAAATGATCTTCTGATTGAAGTTCTTGCACTCCTCCACAGTCATTGGCCTATTGGCTATTGGCCTATTGGCTATTGGCCTATTGGCTATTGGCCTATTGGCTATTGGCCT